AGACCGCCGCGCCGGTCCCCGCGTCCCTGGCTAGCTCCAACGAAGCGTTCTGAGAGGAACTGAAATGCGATTCATCACCAAGGCGAAGTACGCACTCATGATCGTGGCCGTAACGGCCAGCATGGGTGCGACGAAGGACTGCGGCGGAAAGGCCGCCGGAGCCAGTTATGCTGGAGACGGCGTGACCATGTTCGTCGGAGCTGACAACCGGGCCTGCTCCGGAAACACAAAGTGGTGTTCTGAGGAAGGGAACGGCAAGCTTCGGTTCGGGAAGACCTACACGGCCGAAGCTGTCGGGTCGCTGAAGGAGTTCCCGGACTGCGAGTGGTCGGTGTACACGATCAACGCGAGTGGCCGGGTCCGCGTGCAAGGGAAGGGCACGGGGCGCAAGGCCAAGATCAAGGTCGACCGGCCGGAGACGGTGCACGTGTTCCTCAAGTCCGAAGACTGCGGGCTGTGGAAATGAAACCGGCCGTCCGTAGCGTCGAAGAGATCGTGACCATTCGGCTCGATCTCCGGGGTGACGGTGAGTTTCCGGTCGCTGGTGCCCCGAAGCACAAGGTGGTAGAGGTGGCGTGGCTGACGAAGTCCACCAGCTCGCACCCCATCCAGGCGACTCTGAAGCCGTCCCTGCGAGTCAAGTGCTGGCTGACCTGGGCCGAACTCCCCGATGAGGTCCAGACAGCGCTGATGCTCGCGGCTCAGCGCGGCGATATCCCGGACGTGGAGAGCTGGTCCAGGGCCCAACGAAAGTCACGAGCCTGACCGAAGGGTAAGGATGGCCGCCCCTCTCCACCAGGGGCGGCTTTTCCTGGCCAATCGGCCGTACACTGGGTGCGCTGTCACCCTGACAGGAAGGCGGTCTGCTATGACCGAAGAGAAGATCCTCACCCGAGTTCGGAATCTCCTGAACAAGGCCAACCAGACGGAGTTCCCCGAGGAGAGGGATGCGCTCATTGCGAAGGCCGATGAGCTTATGATCAAGCACACCATCGACGAAGCCATGCTGATGGCGACGATGTCGAAGAACGACCGACGCAAGCCGGTCAAGGAGCACTTCACCGCAGCCGACGCGAACGCGCCGCACTGGGAGAAGTTCCGCACGGTCCTGCGTCACATCGCGACCCTTCACCACTGTCGCATCGTGTTCCACTACGCCGGTGATTGCACCCTGTTCGGCTTCCACGAGGATGTCGAGTACGTCAAGATGAAGTGGCTCAACGTCTATCTTCACTTCAGCCGGACGATCAACCCGCGTTGGGACACGTCCCTGTCGGCCGGAGAGAACGCCTACAACTTCCACCGCGCCGGTACGGCCTGGACGGATGTCGAGGGAGTTTGCATCAACGCCGGTCAGAAGCTAAACGTCAAGCAGCTCCGGTCGGCCTACCGCGCCCACTGCGCAGCGATCGGCGAAGAGCCGAAGCGTATGACCCAGTCGAACTTCTACTACAAGGAGGCGTTCGCCGAAGCCTTCCGTATGCGCATCTGTGCTCGCATCATGGACCTGATAGGGTCTCGCGACTCGCAGACCGCCGAAGCCGGAGCGCTGGTTGCGGTGAAGGATCTCCGGAGCCAGGTCGATGACCTGTTCTATGAGACGTACCCGAACCGCCGCCCGATGACCCCGGAACAGGTCGCTGAGCTGGAGCGGCTGAACGCGGAAGCCGAAGAGGCACTGCAGCGTCGCCTGGAGGCGATGTCTCCGGCACAGCGCCGGGAGTACGACGCGGAGCAAGAGCGCCGACACCGCGAGCGCGAGAAGGACAACGCCCATTACTGGCGGAACCAGGAGCGCATCGAGAGCCGTCTCAACCGATCCGGCGGGGCGCGCAGCGGCCGGGTATCGGCCGATCAGGTCGACCTGTCCCGTACCGAGTCCGTGAACAACGCGGGCCGGAAGGAGTTGTGATGTTGGCAGCCGTATGTGGGTCCTGTACCGGACACCACGACACAATTGATGAATACCGCGTCTGTGCCGGAGTCGGCGTGGCGAGGTCGGAGTCTGAGGTCATGGACCGGGTCTCTGGTACGACGACCACGATCAACCCGCCGTCCGATCGCCAGGTCAAGTACGCGCTGGACCTCTTGGAGTCAAGGGTTTGGCCGGACGGGTTCTCTGATGAGGACTTGCGAGGGATGGAACGGCGCGTCGTCTCGGATCTGATCGACCGCTTGCACAAGGCACCTCGGCGTCCTAGCGATCGGCAAGTAGGGGCCACTGGCTTCAAAAAGGACGAGTTCGCCGACGTGCCCAACGGCCGGTACGCCTTGAACTACGAGGACGAGGGCTGGAAGTTCTTCCAGGTCCACCAGGGCGTCAAGATTGCCTTCCTGGATCTCCTGATTGGTTCGCCCGGCTCCTACCGGAAGCAGAGCATGCGCGGTGCGCCCCGGGTCAAGATCCTTGAACGGATCCAGGAAGACCCGCGATCGGCTTCCGTCAACTTCGGGATCCAGAGCGGGACGTGCGGTATCTGTTCGTCGCCGTTGACCAACGAGGAATCCCTCAAGCTGGGTATCGGCCCGGTATGCCGCGCGAAGATGGGGTGGTGACATGAGCAAGGAACGCTTGACATTGGACGAGTTGATCGCACAACTCTGTCAGTTGCGGGAGGAGTCGTGGGCTTCCGCCCGGGACTTCGTGGCGGTCGAAATGCCGTTGTCAGATCTCACTTACATCGAGCGGGTTGAGCTGGTAGGCAGCCGCGCCTACATCGTCGCGGCGGAGGTAGATCGCACATGAGGTACATCGCAACGACGACGAGGCGGGCCCATGTGGTGGTGAAGAGCTCGCCATGTTCGATCGTGAACCAGAACGTTGACGCATGGAAGGGTCAGCGTTCCCTGAAGCCAGAGGACGTCATCGACAACTACAAGGACTGCGCGCGGTGCGACACGCACAACCAGGCGCGGAAAGAGCTCACGAACCCGCAGCCGGAGCCGAAGCGCCGTTCTAACGTCGTGAAGCTGGTGACGAAGGACAGCGTACCGGTCGCCGATGAACGTACGACGAAGAAGGCACAGGAACACGCCGACCTCGCTCGGGAGTACGGATGGGAAGTCAAGATCACGTCGAACGTCCGGCGCGGCCTAACGGTCATCGCCTCGAAGGGCGACGAGATTTGCGTCCTGGCATATCGCGAGAATGGCGTCCTTTGGAATGATGAAATCCGTTTCAAGGTTCCTGGTAGATCTGTTCCTATGCATAACTCGGGAACCTGGCGTCGTCAAGTGTCCCTCCCGGAGGGCAAACGACCCATCCCGGCGCGACCGAAGCGATTCGGGAACAAGAGGCCTGCCGGACCCATCAGTTCATCTGAGTCTGCAAATTCCGAGGAAACTGAGGATGAAAATACCGCTGAGGTAATCCCGCTGAATTCATCCTCGCTTCCTTTCCTGAAGGACGACGAAGACGCGATCATCGCCGACGCGATCAAAGGCCAGGTCCTCTACTGGCGGAACAACATGATGGCGAAGGTCGTCAGCGCCCGCGTTCCGACGAAGGCGCGGATGATCCGCTTCAGCTACACGAAGCATGGTCGCCGGTTCGTGAGCTTCCCCGAGACGGAGTTCACGAAGGATGGCGAGATCTGGGGTGCAGAGCGCTCCGTGGCCATCGAGGACATGCTGCGGGTGAGGGCGTAGCGAGAACCCATCGCCGCGCTGGCTACGCGTGGCCAGGATACGTGAAGAGATGCGGGCCTGGGTCCTACCCTGGGTCCGCATCCCCAAGCCATTAGAAGCCAAGGAGGCCGACCGTGAAGGTGGTAGTGGAGAAGATCGGTAACCGCATCCACCTGCGGTCGCCGTTCGAGTACAAGGACCGGGCCAAGGGACTGCCCGGCGCAAGGTGGTCGAAGAGCTCGAAGTCATGGACATATGCATGCGACCTTGAGATCTGCCGAATGATGCGGGAAGAGTTCCGCGAGGAATTGGAGATTGGCCCTGAGTTGTTTGCATGGGCCCAAAATGAAGTCTCCCGCGAGCGCGCGGCTACGACAATGCTCCGGGCAACAGGGGTCTCCTATGATGCGAAAAGTGTTGTTGTCCCTACGCGCGTAGAACGACTAACACCTAAAATCGCTTGGGGGTTCAGAGGTAAACCGTACCAAGTCCCGGGCGCGCGCTTCCTCGCGTACGCGAGGCAAGCACTGATTGCAGATGAACCGGGAATGGGTAAGACCATTCAAACTCTGGCCGCATTAGTGGAGAACCTTACCGAGGGCGGACGGGTGCTCGTGCTCGCTCCGAAGACCTCGGTGACCGCAGTTTGGCGGGAAGAGCTCCGCAAGTGGCTGGAGGGATTTGAGCACAGTGTCACGGTCCTCTCCGGCCTGACTCCGGCGAAAACCCAGGAACGGCTGGAGGAGTACGACGCCTTGCCGGACGACGGACGCTTGCATTTCCTCTTGGCCAACGCCGAGATTGTCCGCATCAAGTCCACCATGACCTGTACCCGCGTCGGCAGCGAGAAGGGCTGCGACGGAACGTACGAGTGGTGCGAGTTCGCCGACAAGCACAAAGGCGCGGTCGAGCCACGTCTGCCACAACTCTTCAAGCGGCAGTGGGACGCGATCGTGGCCGACGAAACCCACAAGTGGCTGATCAACACGAGGGGCAAGAAGGCGTCCCAGGTCGGCCGGGGATTCGTCGCGCTGAAGACCGTTGATGACGGCCTGCGGTACGCGCTGACCGGCACACCCTACAAGGGCAAGAAGCACAACCTGTGGGGCACGCTCAACTGGCTCCGTCCGAAGGTCTACACCAGTAAGTGGAACTGGATCGAGCGGTATTTCGAGGTCCAGAAGACCGACTACAGCCGGGTGATCGGTGACATCATTCCGGAACGCGAGGAATCGCTCATGCGCAGCTTGGACGCGCTGTGTCTCCGGCGTACCAAAGCTGAGATCAGGAAGATCAACCCCGACTGGATGCCGCCGGAGAAGATCTACCACCAGGTCAAGGTGCCGATGGATCCCAAGCAGGCCAAGGCGTACAAGTCCATCACCCGGGACGCGGAGGTGAAGCTCAAGGGCGGAACCCTCACCGCCCTGGGCGTTCTCGCAGAGTTCACCCGGCTCAAGCAGTTCGCGTCCTGCTACGGCTACATCAACGACCGGGGCGAGTTCATGCCCAGCCTGCCATCTGGGAAGTTCGACTGGCTGTTGGAGTTCCTGGAGGAACGCGGCATCGAGACCAAATCTGGGACGGCCAAGTATGGCGACCTGAGCGAGGAAGTTCACAAGGTGGTGATCGCCTCCCAGTTCACGAAGAACATCAATCTCTGGGCCGCTGAGTTGGTAGCGCGTGGCATCCCCTGCTACGTCCTGACCGGCCAGACCTCCGAAGGGAAACGGTCCGAGCTCGTCCGCCGGTTCCAGACCGACGACCGGCCGCGAGTCTTCCTCATCAACACGATGGCTGGTGGTGTATCGATCACCTTGGACGCAGCCGACGACGTTGTGATCATGGATGAGACGTGGATCCCGGATGACCAGTTGCAGGTTGAAGACCGGGCGCACCGCGCGTCGAACGTCAAGCACCAAGTTCATATCTGGTACGTACGTGCCGAAGACACGATCGAGGAGATGATTGCAGAGGCCAACTTTGCCAAGGCTGAAAGCAACTTTGTGATGCTCGACAAGAGGCGAGGTCTAGAGTTCGCCTCTGCGCAGTATGGGATTGACCCCAAGTAGAGTGCGGCCCGTATCCCAGTGAGGTGGGATACGGGCCGTGCTGTGCGGGAGGTCCGCACTTACCCAGGAAGGGAATCATGAACAAGATCACGAAGTTCCTCACCATCACTCTGCTGCCCGCAGCCACGGTGCTCGTCGCCACCTCTCCGGCGTCGGCGGTCAACTCCGACACGGCCCGCGCTGCGGTCGTGGTCCAGCCGTCGCCCAACACGGTCGGTACCGGCGAGCTCAAGAACGGCGGCACGTTCGGCTGGGACATGGCGGACAACACCATCCCCTGGCTGAAGCTGGGCTCGCAGCTCCGTGGTGAGATCCGTGCGGCCCAGACGAAGTCCGATGCGGCGGCGGAGAAGGCGACGGCAGCGGAGAACAAGGCGGATGACGCGCTGGCCCGGCCGGACAAGGGCGGAGCCCAGACGCTCTTCACCAAGGCCGGTACGACCATCGTGAACATTGGCGGCACCTTCTCCACGCGGCACACCGAGGTCGGCACGTTCACCATGAAGAAGGGCACCTGGCTGACCAGCCTGCAGGCGAAGTTCAACCGCAAGACCGCTTCGCCCGCCGGTGACCCTGACGTTCAGCCGCAGCTCCAGCTCGTCTGCGACGGCCAGTACGTCACCATCATGGGCAACTCCATCTCCCCGGCGCTGGACGCGGACCTGACCGGTTCCGCCGTCAACATCATCACCGTCACGGCCGACACCACGTGCACCGTGAACACGTTCGGTTACAACAGCGTTCGCGGGCAGCAGGGGTCCGGTGAGATCACCGTCGACGCGCAGGTGATCGCTACCAACGCCTGACCTACCCGTTTGTAGCCAGTGGCCCGCTCCTATTTCCCGGGGAGCGGGCCACTGCTGTTTGGAGGCAATATGGACATCTACCAAGATATGAATGATTGGTGGGTCGGCTACTACCGTGGTGAGGATTACCACTATGTATGCCCCTTGCCAACGATCGTGATCCGCTGGGCGCGCAAGTCCATACATCCCCGGCCGGTTCCCTCGCCTAGTCGTCGGCTTCCCAAGGGTGTACGGCGCGGACAGCGTCCTGATGTTCGGCGTGTTGTTCTCCGGCCGGTCAATCTCGACCAGCCGCCATCCCGAGTTACCCAAGCGCTGTTCCGGCAGCGCCCAACGAGGAAGCTGGAAGAAGATGATGAGTAGATGGAAGACCTTGAACCCGTTTGTCCTGTTCCCGATCCTGACTACCATCGCGGTGCTACTTGCCGCGTGGCTCTGGCAGCCTTCGGCGGTCGATGTCAGCCCGCTCGTGAAGCCGCCGATGATCGAGGTTGGGGTGGCCGTCCCCGAGACCATCGTGAGCGTGGGCCAGGGACAGGTCGTCGGGGATGAGGCGTTCTGGCATGGCTTCCGCCTTGACCGTGGCTGGCACTTGGCGGAGACTGGCGACTATGGCCGCTACACGCTTGTGGCTACGGTCTCCAACATCCAGGGTGAACCGGCGACAGCCCGAGTGCTCGTGCAAGTACGAGTTGCGGAGCGCGACATCGAGATGTTGTTGTGCAGGGTTACCTTGGAGGCTGGTGATTCCAAGCCGCTGATCTGCTCTGACACCAGCCATGCATCCTACACGTCGCGTTGGTCGCGCATCACGCTCAGTGCCGTCTGATGGTGAAACGCAGGGCACCTAGCGCTCGATGGAACCGGGAGCATCGTGACAAGATCCCGCACCGCACCCGGCTGGCCGCAGCCTTCCATGCTTGGAAGATCAACACGTTCTTCCCGGATGGGAAGCGGGATCGAAAGCCGTACCCCTGCTGCTGGGGACCGGACTACCACACTGGTGAGAATGCAAAGATACATTGGCATGTCGGTCGGCCGACTACCAATCACCAACGTGGCTATGACGGGCCGTGGCAGGGCTACTCGGCAGAGGAAATGAGCAAGCTCGTGTCTGGTGGCCAGAGGAGGCTGAATGGGATAAACACCAGAAACCCAAACCCGTAACAAAGTTTGAAGTTTGCCTATCATCAAGTACGACGTTAAGTTCATCCCGGACAACAACAGGAAGGAGTCACCATCATGGTGGCACGGAAGACGGCGGCGAAGAAGACCGCCGCCAGCAAGCGAGCGGCAGCGGCACCCGTGGAGGAGGTCGAGGAGACCACCCGGCGTGGGCGTACGCCGGACATGGGGAAGTACGAGCTGTTCGCGGAGTGGGCTGCCGAGGAGCACGACTTCGAGGTGGACCCCGAGCAGGCGATGTTCGTCATGACCCACTACAAGGATTTCCAGGTCTCGGACGTCAACAAGCAGTACAACGAGGACAAGCGGGCGGCTGCGGAGCAGGCGAAGGCCGAACGGGCCAGCCGTCGTGCGGAGCGCGAGTCGGCCAGCGACGACGAGGACGTGGAGAAGCCGGTCCGGCGTACCGCCAAGAAGGCCAGCGCTGCAACGGCTTCCGCCCCGGCCAAGAAGGCTGCGGCCGCCAAGAAGGCCCCGGCGAAGAAGGCAACCGCCCGGCGTCGCCCGGCGGCGGCTCAGGAAGCATTCTGACCCTGCCCCGGTATCGCCCCGCTCTCACCTGACCGGAGAGCGGGGCGTATCCGTCCCAACCACTTGGAAGGAGCTTGGGATGGCAACAAGGGCCAAGACCCCAGAACCCGCTGTGGTTCACATCCGGACCTCGGAACGCAAGCACTTCCACCGTTGTGTGCTCCGGTGGAAGTGGACCATCTTGGATGGGCTCGTGACGAAAGACCCGAGTCACGCGCTGTGGTTCGGCTCCGGCATCCACGAGGCGCTTGCTCACTACTATGCACCAGGGCTCAAGCGGAACAAGGATTTCGTGGAGGTCTGGGAAGCCTGGTGCGACGACGGCTCCGGCGACGGGCAGTACCAGAAGGTCTCCGACCTGGGCGACAAGTTCGTGGAGTCTCGTGAGCTCGGCATCGCGATGCTGCGAGGACACTTCGAGCGCTGGGGTGAGTATGACAAGAAGCTTGACTTCATCCAGTCGGAGATGCCGTTCCAGGTGATGATCCCGCTGGACGACGGAACCAAGATCGAGTATGACGGAACGTTCGACGGCGTGTTCATCGACAAGAACGACCGCAACAAGATCAAGCTTCTGGAGAACAAGACGGCGAAGGCCATTCAGGTCTCGCACCTCTCGCTGGACCCGCAGGCAGGGGCGTACTGGGCGATTGCCTACACGATCCTCAAGAAGCGTGGCGTGCTGAAGGACAACCAGAACATCTCCGGGATCATGTACAACTTCCTGCGGAAGTCGATGCCGGATGGGAAGACCCGCAACAAGAACGGACACGTCACCAACAAGCCGACCAAGGCGCAGTACGTTGCGCAGCTGATGAAGAACGCCCAAGACGAGTTCCGGCTGTCGCGCCTGAAGATCGAGGACCTTGCAAAGGTTGCCGAGGAACGCGGCATCGAGGTCTACGGCGATGTGTCGAAGGTCCAGCCGTCTCCGCTGTTCGTTCGTGAGTTCGTGAAGCGGACTGCGCGCGAGCGGACGTCCGAGATCCAGGGCATCAAGAACGACGCGTTGCACATGAACGCTGTCCGCAACGGTCTCCTCCCGGTGACGAAGAACCCGACTCAGGACTGCTCGTGGGATTGCAGCTTCTTCCAGATGTGCGAGCTCTACCAGCAGCAGTCGGACTGGGAACAGTTCCGGGATGCCGTGTTTGTCGTCAGGGATCCATACGAGGACCATCGGAAGGTGGCGTGAGGCCCCTGAAGGACGCGGGCCTGGCAGAGGTACACGCCCTGCGTCGCAGAACCAGGAGACAGCTTGCTATGGCCCGCATCGGCAAGGCTGACTTCGAGTACATCGATAGGCGTCTCGATGAGATTGAGGCGCGTATCGTGTCCATGCAAGAGTTCGATGAGTACGGAAAGGAGGCATGATGGTAGCTACACGGGGACTGCCACCTGAGATCATCGATCTACAGGACTACACGGAGTCCATCAACTGGTTGTTGTACGGGCATTCCGGCGCGGGCAAGACGGTCATCGCAGGGAAGCTTCCCGGCAAGGTGCTCATCCTCGCCAACGAGCAAGGGACCATCTCGGCGAAGCGCCAGGGTTCCAAGGCGAAGGTGTGGACCATCCGCAAGTGGGAGGATCTGGCGGAGGCATACGAGTGGTTGGCGAACAACGACCACCCGTTTGACTGGGTCGTGATCGACACGATCACTCAGATGCAGTACAAGTGCATCAGGTGGATCATGCGTACAGTCGTCGCCGGGAACCCGCAGCGTGATCCGCACATCCCGGCCCAGGGTGACCACTTCAAGTGGCAGCTTGCCATGAAGGAGATGGTGACGGACTTCAATGAGCTTCCGGTCAATGTCCTTTGGACCGCACAGGAGATGGTACGCGAGGACACGGAAGGCGAAGAGCTAGTCCTGCCCTTGATCGAGGGGAAGGATTACCAGATCTCCGCCTGGGTCTGTGCGCAGATGGACATCGTCACCCATCTCAAGAACCTCACCGTCAAGAAGAAGGCGGCGAACGGAGCTATCACCAAGACGTTCGTACGTCGCCTTACCTGCAACGAATCCCCTCCCATCTTCGCCAAGGACCGGTTCGATGTCCTCGGGCGAACGGTCGACAACCCGGACATCGTGGAACTGCTGCAACGCATCAAGGACACGGAGAACGGGCGACCAACTTCGACAGCTGCCCGCCGTCCCGCAGCCCGTGCCGGTGTGGCAGCGAAGCGAACGACACGTAAGCGCACCAGCGCTTAACTCAGGAAGGAACTACAGATGGTTGCAAGAGGCAAGGTTGTCGTCGCCAAGTGGGGCGTGCCCTCGAAGGAGCCCGAGGACGTTCCGGATTTCCTCAGCAATGAGGAGATCGCGGAGAAGATGGGCGGTGAGCCCAAGGGCGTTTACCGCCTCAAGCTCAAGAAGATGGTCGTCGTCAAGAACAAGAACAACGACGACATGATCAAGATCACCGCCGAGATCTTCGAGACGGACAAGGAGAAGAAGGGCTACAACGGCTGGGCCTTCTGGACTCAGGAGAACGTCACCGAGGAGTCCGCCGGATACCTCAAGGCGTTCCTCCGGGCGTTCGGCGCTTCGTGGGCCGACTTCCAGCAGCGCACGAAGATGACGCCGGAGACCAAGACCGAACCGGCCCAGATTGTCTCCATCGGCAAGGTCAACTTCGCCGGTACCAAGCCGGTCCTGGTCCGCGCCACGGTCGGTATGGGCCGGGCGCAGAACGGCTACGAAGCCCGTACCGAGATCAAGCGCTGGCTGCCGATGGCGGACGCCGACGCCGACGCCGATGAGGTCGAAGACGCTGACGAGGTCGAGGATGAGGACCTGTTGGACGACGAGGACCTGGAGGAGTCGGCCGACGGCGGTGAGCTGGAGGATGAGGACGACGAGGAAGCGGAGCTGCGCGAAGAGCTGGACGGGCTGAGCCTCCCGGACCTTCGCAAGCGCATCAAGTCCAACGACGCCGACGCCAAGACGGTTGGGCTCAAGAAGCCCGCCCTGATTGACCTCATCGTGGAGCAGGAGTTGCTGCTGGACGACGAGGAAGAGCCGGAAGACGAGCTGGACGAAGACGAGGACGACGGCGGTGAGGCCGAACTCCGGGAGGAGCTGGAGGCGCTGACCATCGGCGCTCTCAAGCAGCGGGCCAAGGCCAACGGCGAGAAGGTTGTTGTCCTCAAGCCGATCAAGGACAAGGCTGAGGTCATCGACATCATCGTGACCCAGGAGCTTCTGGGCGATGACGAGGACGGCGAAGAACCGCCGTTCTGATCCGAACGACCCTTGGTGGATAAGGCCGTGCAGAACCGTTCAAACCGGCTAGCCGTCGCCAAGACCAAGGGTTAGGAAGGGGTCGTGGGATTGGTAGCCTGCGGCCCCTTCCGTTCATCCCTACGCGCGTAACATAGCGCTCCTGACCCGATCCGTGATTGGGGGTGTTAATGAGTAAATTCCAAGGATTGAGTGATATCAATCCATTGCATATGCCTAGCAAGTTCCAGGAGGGACTGTGGGCCGACTACGTCATGGAGCAGGACGGCACAGACACCGAAGGCAACTGGCACGGCAGCTGTCCCCTGCATACTTGGGGGGCCGGTGAGCCGACTGCGTTGTTCAACTTCCAGTCTGGTGTGATGGTGTGTCTGGGCGATCCCTGCTGCCACGAGGGCAAGCGGGCAATCAGCCTTACCAACGTCCTGACGCAGATGCGGAGCAACCTACATGAGAAACGCTGACAAGTACGTTCGGGCATTTGAACGTTTCCTTGTTGGCCAGCCCCAGTCCGATGGCGAGTGGAGAAGCTTCTGCCCGATCAACGAGGACCCGACGACTTCCAAGTCACCGAGTGCAAGTTTGAACTTCGAGACTGGTTTGTGGCATTGCCAGTCTTGTGGTAACGGCGGAACGATCCGGTTGCTATACCGGACTATGAGGGAACAGCGGGGAATGGAGTCTCCGGCGGCGCGGAAGAAGCCGGGTGACACCAGCAACGTCGTGAACATCGACAAGACCAAGCCTTTGCCTAGTGCGGAGCAGGTTGAGTTCTGGCATAAGACGTTGATGGCGTCGGCTCGCGCTCACAAGTACGTGAGCGAGGAACGCGGGCTGACGGATGAGACGTTGCGGAAGTATCTGGTTGGCTGGGACGGGCAACGATTCACCATCCCGGTCTATGACTCGGACGGCGACCTCGTCAACATCCGCCGGTACAACCCGCGAGCCCGCAGCCACAAGGACAAGATGATTAGCTGGGGTCCTGGTTATGGGTCCGGCCGGATCTATGGGTTGGAGGTGCTGCAAGAGCATGACGAAGTCCTGTACACAGAAGGCGAGTGGGACAGGTTAGTTGCCATGCAGGCTGGGTTTCCGGCGGTGACGGATACGTCCGGCGCGTCGGTGTTCAAGCCTGAATGGGCTCGATACTTCAAGGGCAAGACCATCTATTTCGGTTTCGATGATGACAAGCAGGGCGACGCCGGAGCGATGAAGGCGACGCAGTACCTGAAGCAAGTTGCGGCGGGCTGCTACCGGATCAAGCTCAACACCGGCATCGAGGGCGGCGACATCACGGACTACTTCGTGAAGCTCGATCGGTCGGCCGACGACCTGTGGCAGCTTCATGATGAAGCAGTGCCGCTTTGGCAGCCGGAGGAGAAGCACCAAGTACCCGCTGCGGGCCGTGCGGTCACGGTCGAGGAGTCGCAGAACGTCAACTACTCCGAGCCCTTGGAGTTGACGGTAATGATCATCGGGAAGCAGACACCGGCGTTCATCGCACCGAAGCGGATCGAAGCGACTTGCGGCATGAACGCCGGTGCCGTTTGCAACATGTGTCCGTTGATGGTGAATGACGGGAAGATCATGAAGACGGTTGAGCCGGATGACGAGAAGCTGTTGAAGTTCGTCAACATCGGCGACGCCCGGGTGAATGAGTTGTACGGCGAGATCACCGGAGCTATGTGCAAGAAGTTCGTTGACTACGATGTGACTGCGGCTTACAACATCGAGGAGCTTGTAGTCACACCCTCGTTGGACTACCGCAGCGAGGACACCGAGACGCCCATCCAGCGTCGCGTGTTCAACGTTGGCACCTACTCCACGCCAATCAACCAGACTGTGAAGATCATCGGCAAGCAGGTCGCCGAATCACAGACGCAACGTGGTACGTTCATGGGCTGGCATCTCCAAACGGTCAACACTGACCTGGAGGAGTTCGAGATGACCCCTCGGATCATGCAACAGCTCAAGCGATTTCAAGTCAAGCCGGGTCAGTCCCCGCTCGACAAGTGCATGGAGATCGCACGGGATATGGCATCCAACGTCACGCACATCTACGGGCGACCTCTGTTGCACGTCGCGTATGACATGGTGTTCCATTCCGTCATCCAGTTCGACTTCGACAAGAAGCCAGTGAGGAAAGGCTGGCTAGAGGCGCTGATCATCGGCGACACCCGTACCGGCAAGAGCGAGGCCGTAACGCACCTGAGGCGTCACTACGGAGCCGGAGTCATCAAGTCCTGTGAAGGAGCCTCATTCGCCGGTCTCGTGGGCGGGGCGCAGAACGTACCCGGCGGCAAGAGTGGATGGATGGTTACTTGGGGCGTGATCCCGCTCAATGATCGGCGGCTTGTGGTGCTGGACGAGATGTCTGGACTCATGGCCGTCAAGGAGCGGAACATCCTCGGTGACATGTCCTCAGTTCGATCCGAGGGCAAGGCCGTCATCAGCAAGATCGTCCAGGACGAGACCAGCGCTCGTACAAGGATCATCTGGTTGTCCAACCCGAGCGATGGAACACGGATCGCGGACCTGCCCGGGTCGGCGCTGAGGGCGATCAAGAAGCTCATCCACAACCCCGAGGACATCGCCCGTCTCGACTTCGCGATGGCCGTTGCAAACAACGAGGTTGACGCCGACATCATCAACTCAACCGAACACAAACCAGTCCGGCACCGATACACGTCGGACGCCTGCCACAACCTCATCATGTGGGCGTGGAGCCGGAAGAAGGAGCAGGTGATCTGGGGCCAAGGTGCGGAGCAAGCTATCTATGACGCGGCGATCAGCATGGGCTCTCGCTACGTCTCTGATCCACCACTAGTACAGGTGGAGAACATCAGGGTCAAGATCGCCCGTATCGCCGTCGCGCTCGCAGCCCGCACGTTCTCGTGCTCGAAGAACGGCGACAAAGTCTGGGTAAGGAAGATGCATGTTGAAAGTGCGATCGAGTTCTTGGACGCGGTCTATTCGTCTGAAGCGATGGGTTACATGCGTTCTTCCCGGCGCGTACTCGTCACCCGGCAGGAAGCACAAGACTCCAAGGGCAAAGTGCGGAAGTTCCTCAAGAGCGAACCGCATGTCCTCGCTGCGGTTCGGGCGATCGGCGCGGAGACGTTTCGTTCCCGTGACTTTGAAGAGCAGGCGGCGCTGACCAAGGACGAAGCGAACTTGGTCATGAGGTCGTTGACCGAATGGCGGATGATCTCGCGTGAAGCGCGCGGCGCAGTCCGCTTCGAGCCAGCCATGACGGAAGTGCTGAGGGAGTTGGAAGATGCCGGATACTGAAGGTACGTGCGGCGCCAAGGCGACGGTTGCGATCGGCAGGTTTACTGATGCCGATGTGGAATGCGGTCGCAAGCCGGGGCATGAGGAGGAGTTGCATGTTGCATCCGAAACCAAGAAGGCCATCGACAAACGGACCGGCAAGGAAAGCGATGCAACGCTCATCATCACCTGGGCTTGAGCTCGTCACCGTTCCCAATGCTGAGGACATGGACGATGAGACGTTCCTCAAGCACATCGACAAGCGTCACCGCCAGGACACGAAACACGACGGGCAGAATGTCCTCTTCCCTCGCAGCAGCTGGACGGCGTGGGTCCCGCTGTACCGGACGTGGCATGAGAGACTCCACGCCATAGCGATCCCAGGCCAGTACGACCACGAGCACCTACGGCCAGCCTACTTGGAAGGGGAGGAAGAATGAAGAAGCTCATCAAGTGCCAAGGCTGCGGGTCGAAAGTCTGGGTGCCGCAGGAGACCATGATCATGCCCCGGCACCGCAAGGCTGATCGAAGCCGCTGCCCGATGTCACAGAAGAAGGTGGAGACGGAATGAGAGTTGCAATCCTCGGTAGCGGACCGGCGGGGATGATGGCTGCGGCGGCGGTCAGCCACGGACACGACTGGAGTGGTGGTCCGTATGACATCCAGATCTTCTCCGCCGGTGGCAAGTCCTCGCTCTTCGGGGCGCAGTACTTGCATGCTCCTATCCCTGGCTACACTGACAATCGGTACCCCAACGCCAAGCGCCCCATCAACTATCTCCTCCGGGGCGAAGCGGACGACTACCGGCTGAAGGTGTACGGGCCGATGTGGGATGGGACGGTGTCGCCGGAAGAGTTCACGGAGACCCACCACGCGTGGGACATCCGCCAGACGTACGACGCGTTGTGGAAGGAGTATGAACGCGACGTCAACGAGGTCCGCATGGACCCGGCGGGCATGCGATTGTTGATGGACGGCCGGACGGCGTACGGGTCGTTTGACCTGGTGATCAACTCGATCCCTCGCCCGGCCCTCTGCGCAGAAGGGCACCAGTTCTCCTCAACCCAGATCTGGGCGGCCGGGGAAGCGCCGGAGCTCGGCATCGACCTCGATCGGTTCAAGTGCCCGGACAACACCGTCATCTGCAATGGTGAGGATAGTCCCAGTTGGTACAGGCTTTCCAACATCTTCGGATACAAGACGGTTGAATGGCCGGAGCACATCAAGCCGCCGATCCCCTCATCCGCTCTCGTCACGAAGCCGCTGAAGACGAACTGTGACTGCTGGCCGGGCGTGTTACACGTCGGCCGGTACGGCAAGTGGGCCAAGGGCGTGTTGTCCCACACGGCCTATGAGGAGGTTAAGGAGCATGTCTCGTCCAAGGTTTGATGCGCCGGTTGTGGCGCTCGATATCGACGGGACGTTGGGTGACTACCATGGCCACTTCATCCGCTTCGCGGAGCAGTACCTAGGCCGCTCGCTTCCCGACCCGTACGCAGTGACCGGCGGGATACCGCTCTACAAGTATCTCCACATCAGCCACTCGATGTACCGCCAGATCAAGCTCGCTTATCGGCAAGGCGGCATGAAGCGCTCGATGCCGGTCTATGAGAATGCATCCAATCTGTCCAGGATGATCCGGCGGAACGGTTGCCAGGTGTGGATCTGTACGACGCGTCCCTATCTGCGCCTGGACAACATCGACCCCGATACACGCCATTGGCTACGGCGTCACAAGATCCAGTATGACGCGGTGTTGTTCGGCGAGCATAAGTATCGGGACCTCAAGAAAGCGGTTGGAGACCGCGTGTTGTTCGTCGTGGACGACCTACCACCGATGTTGGAGCAGGCGTCCGAGTCCGGTATGACAACCGTGCTGCGACGCCAGCCCTACAACGACGGTTGGTACTACTCTGCCAACCACATCGCAAGCGACCTCGAAGAAGTGATGGAAGTATTCAGGAAGGAGTTCACCAATTATGTCGAGTCACAACCACGGGTTCGGTGAAGCCTGTCGGCCGTCGTGTGAGCTGTACGGCATGGGGAACGCGCAGAACTCGCCGCGCCAGCCGACCAACCCCGACCCGATGAACCGGCCGATGCCGACCTATGCGGATCGAGGACGGCCCGCGCCCTCCCGGCCCGCCCAGGAACTGTTGGCGGCTGAGCGGTCGATGTCCCAGGCCGCCATGGGCCGGATGCCCGAAGAAGCAGAGCTGTCCAGTATCGCGGCGGGCCGACTCACTCCGCCGCCTTTGGCCCCGGCCCCGCAGTTGACGGACTCGGACTTTGTTGGCGGCAAGCCGTTGCGAACGGATCACCCGATGCCGCGTTCGAACGCCGACCTCGGCAGACGATTGGAGGCCGATGGCCCCAATTACCAGGTTGACCAGTTCGCCGAGAAGCGCGAGGCGGATGACGCGTTGTGGCTGCGAGTCGGCATCAACGCCGATCTCGTCCCGCCACGAGTGATGGACATGATGCACAACCTGGCCACGGACGCGTTGCCATCGTTCGTTCGTCACAACCTCGAATACCGTGATGCTGACCAGGCGCTCGGATACCGAGGGCAGTTCGCCGAGATCTCTCATGTCGTGGCGAAGCTGAGGAAGCTCGTGTGGGATGATCAGTATGGTGTGACGTTCGAACACGTCGCATCTGATGAGGTGCGCAAGGAACTCAAGGCGCTCATCGGGCATGCACTGTTGGCGCTCGACCTACTGAAGGCAGGTAACAAGAATGGAAAGTGAACTAGAACTGAAGCGACCCCTCTGGGTGATTGGGGCCAAGGGCGGCAATCTCGGAGGGATGGTCGCGAAGGTCGCGAGTGACGACTGGTACTACAAGGAGATCATCGTCACCGATACGGAGGTTGACGTTTGCAACCAGGAGAAGTTGGTACGGTTCGTCGCTGAGATCAGGAAGAGCTCACCGGAGACCGGCATCGACATCGCCTATTGCGCAGGCGTCAACATCCTGGATGCGATCATGGACGTGGACGAGGTGAACCTGTACCAAACGTTCAACGTCAACGTCATGGGGTTCATTCGAGTGATGCAGGCGCTGGAGCGCGTGTACTACCCCGGCGACGAGCTTCCGATGATGACGAGGCAGACGCGCTCTAACGTGGTTGCTGTAGCTTCGGATGCCGCCCGGGTACCGATGCGCCGATCGATCACGTACTGCGCCAGCAAGGCCGCTCTCGTCCAAGCCGTGCGGGTCGCGGCGAGGGAGTTGGCCCCGTTCATCCGCGTCAACTCCGTCTCGCCGGGGATCATCGATGAGACCCCGATGACGGACACCATCGACCGCGAGGTCATGCGGCAGCGCTCGTGGACTCGGGATCAGCAGCTCGATTACGAGCGCTCATCAATCCCGATGGGTCGGCGCGGACACAAAGGCGAGGTCGCCGACCTCATCCTGCACACCCTGCTCGGGCCGGTCTACATGACCGGCTCCAACATCGAGATCAACGGAGGCAAGTGAACATGCGTGGCATCAGCTTCGACGTACCGCTGGCGGGAAACATCAAGATCGACCAGCTGGCGTTCTGTGCCTGGGACGACGCCGACGAGGAGTTCATCAAGGACTTCCTGGGACTCCGGCACCGCAACTGGATCGAGGACACCGTGACGGCGCGCGGGCAGGTCGGCGCGCTGGACGACGTGACCAACGTCGCCAAGCTGCTCTTCAACTACGATCTCGACCACGAGATCGAGATCCTGCGGTACATCGAGGGGCCGAACTACCTGACCCTGGCGGACGTGCCCGGCGGCCGGATGTGCCACATCGGTTCCCATTTCATCGGCGATGGTCTCGTGCCCCGGGTCGATGCGCAGATCATCCAGCAGCTCGTGACCCAGGAGCATTCCAACCCGTTCCAGGCGGAGCACAAGCGCCACTACCGCTACACCATCTACAACACCTACCAGAAGCTGGGGATGTTCTTCAAGATTATCGAGCGGTTGGACAATGCCTGACATCCCGGGCAAGCTGCGCGAAGCGGCCGGGGTCTTCGAGGCCCGCAATGAGGTCTACCAGGACGCCTACAAGATCGTGGGCAAGGTACTGGAGGACCTGTTCCCGAACGGCATGAAGCTTGTGTCGGAAGAGGACCACACGAGGTATCACCTCCTGGCCCTCATCATCGTGAAGCTGACTCGCTACTCGGCGAACTGGCAGACCGGTCACAAGGAGTCGATGGACGACCTCATCGTGTACGGAGCGATGCTGGCGGCGATCGATGACGAGATGCCGAAGCTCCCGGAGTTCTGATGGAACTGATCGTGAAACCCAGCGGCGACAACAAGTTCATTACTGTCGCTGAACTGTTGGAACTCGCCGACGCTTGCCGTCATCAGGAGATTGACCCGAAGCGCATTGTCTGCGCCGACGGCCCGATCAGCCTGCGCAACGAGCTTCGCGGCCTGAGGATCAAGAGGTAAACATGGAGTATGTATCCCTTCACCATCACAGCACTTACAGCTACATGGACGGCTTCGGGCCGGTCAAGGATCACGTCGAACGCGCGGCGGAACTAGAGATGAACGCTCTGGCCCTCACCGAGCACGGCAACGTCTCCTCTCATGTACAGCTGGAGAAAGAGAGCAACAGGCTAGGTATCAAGCCGATCTTCGGGCTGGAGGCTTACTGCGCGCCGTCGAACATGAAGGAGCAGAAGAACCGGCGGAAGTGGCACTTGACCCTGTTGGCTGAGACGGATGAGGGATACCGCAACCTCATGAGGCTTGTCACCAAGTCGTGGGCGGAGGGCTTCTACCAGTGGCCCACCGTCCACGGCGAGTGGCTGAGGGAGCACAGCGAAGGGATCATCGCCCTGTCCGGCTGCGCAGACTCTCATCTGTCTTGTACGTTGCTCGGCGGCAAGGGCCGCGAGACGGGCGACGAGCGGGAAGCCCTTGCTGTTATGAGGAATTACAAGAGGATCTTCGGTGATAGGTACTATGTCGAGGTCCAGATGTTCCCCGAGTTGGAGCGGACGCGGAAGCTCAACCCTTGGTTTGCAAATGCTGCGGCCAAGCTCGGCGTGAAGATCGTCGCGACCGCAGACTGCCACTACCCGTTGCCCGATGACAACAAGATGCAAACTATCCTTCACACGGCCGGGCGCGGACTTGGCACCGTGGACACGGCGGAGTCACAGTGGGAGTACAACATCCGGCTGTGCCCGCCGTCCTCGGACCGCGTTGTCATGGATCGCCTGCGGGCTACCGGCCTGACTAGGTCACAAGCCTCCCAAGCCCTCCATACAACGGCGGAGATCGCTAGCCGTTGCAGCGTTGAGCTTCCGAAGATGGATATGTTGAAGTTCCCTTTGCCTCGTGGGGTGAAGGACAAGACTGAGCTGATCTGGTCTTGGCTTCGGGAAGGCTGGAAGTTCCGCTGGCAGACTGATGCCTACCTTCGAGAGCACAAGAAGGAGGCTGTAGAGCGGATCAAGTACGAGATGGAAATGATCATCATGAAGGACTATGTTGATTACTTCCTCATGCTCTCGGATGCTGTGCGCTGGTGCAAGGAGAAGGCAGACCCGGTCGCCGTCGGCCCGGCCCGTGGGTCGGCCGCAGCGTCGTTGGTTTGCTACATTCTGCGCATCACGGAGATCAACCCGCTTCCTTTCCCCAACATGCTGTTCGAGCGGTTCATCGACATCAACCGAACCGACCTTCCTGACGTCGACCTGGACTTCGATGACGAGAACCGTTGGCAGCTCGTAGAGCACTTGACCGACTTGTACGGCGCGGACCACGTCGCCAACATCGGTACCTACACGAAGTACCGGGGCAAGAACTCCTTGGAGGATGTGGCACGTGCACATGACATCCCCGTTTGGGAGATCCAGCCGGTGAAGGATCTGATGATTGAGAGATCGGGCGGTGACTCCCGGCTGGACTCTTCGATCGAGGACACCGTGGACATGTTCCCGGCTGCGCGGGCCGTCTTCGACAAGCACCCCGAGTTGGAGTATGCGCTTCGGCTTGAGGGCAACATGAAGGCGTCTTCGGTCCACGCGGCCGGACTCGTGATCAGCAACGACCCCATCACCGAGAACGTCGCGATGTATGAGCGGAAGGACAAGCACGGGAACTCGCGACGTGTGGTGAGCGTGGACAAGTATGACGCGGAGTACTTGGGCATGCTGAAGGCCGACTTCCTTGGACTCACCACCATGGGGATGGTAGCTCGTGCCATCAAGCAGATTGGGATGCCCCTCAACGACCTGTACCACCTGCCGTTCACGGATGAGAAGGTGCTGGAGGCGTTCCGCGAGAACGACGTGGTTGGCATCTTCCAGTTTGGCGGAGGTGCTACCAAGATTGTCAACGGAGATGTGAAACCGGACAACTTCCTGGAGCTGTGCGATATCAACGCGCTCTCCCGGCCGGGGCCGCTTCACTCGGGCAGCACCTCCGACTACATCGACATCAAGCATGGGCGGAAGAAGGCGGAGAGCTTCCACCCGATGATCGATGAGATCACGAAGCACACTTATTCCACAATCATCTACCAGGAACAGATCCTCAGAATCATCAAGGAGATGGGTGGTCTTCCCTGGACGCACGTCCAGGAGATCCGGCGCATCATCTCCCTCAAACGAGGGGTCGGCGCGTTCCAGCAACGGTTCGAGCAGTTCGTTGAAGGGGCGAAGGAGCACGGCGTTGACCGCACTCTCGCAGACCGCATCTGGAAGCGGTTGGTAACGGCTGGACAGTACGCCTTCAACCAGTCGCACTGTGTGAGCTATTCGGCCTTGGCCTACTGGCAGATGTACCTCAAGGTCTACCACCCGCAGGCGTTCTACGCAGCTTGTCTCGTGAAGTTCGACAAGATCCAGTACAAGCTGATGCGGGACGCTATGAGCCACGGGCTGGCGATCAAGCCGCCGGGTCTCAACACTGCGCACGTCGACTGGTACAGCGACGGCGATGTCATTCGCGCAGGATACAAGCAGATTCCCGGCGTCGGCTACAAGATGGCCGAAGCAATCATCGAGGAACGGGAGACCAACGGGCCGTTTGAGAACTGGGAAGATCTCATCAGGGTAAAGGGGATTGGCGAGAAGACCGCGCCGAAATACGCCCACTGGGCTGCACACGAAGACCCGTTCGGTATCCACCGCGTGGACCTCGTGTTGGAGCGGGTGCGGAAGGCGATCACGTCCGGCCGACTGATGGACCAGGACATGAAGGGTCGTATGATCCCGCTGCCCACGCCAAACTTCCGAGGTGCGGAGATACCCACAGATCAAGGTGATGTAGCCGTCACCTACATCGGCATCCCGCAGAAGCGGAACCCGCAGGATGTCATCGAGGATGAGCGGGCGCGTACGGGTAAGAGCATGGCTGAGGTAACCGCCGAGATCAAGCGGCCGGACCTCTCGAAGAAGATGACCGTTGAGTGCTTCGACGACACGGATGTCTTGGTATATGTGAGGTTTGGCCGGTATGACTTCCCGCGCTTCGAGAAGGCGTTGTGGAATATGCGACTCAACCACGACGTGTTGATCGTGAAGGGCATGAAGCGGAAGGGCTTCGGTACCGGCATCCATGTCAAGGCGGCGTGGTGTATCGACCCGGATGACCTGTTAGAAGAGGAAGACGGCGAGGAGGATGAGTCATAGCTTTCGATGGTGCCCGGCTTTCACTTGGGGCGCAAGGCGGCACTTGCATAAGTGTTGCATGACGGACCAACACAAGTTCCGTGGATTGATGATGCACTTCTGCGAGTGCGGGCACGCATGGGAGGCGAAGATATGGGATGGATTATCTGGGGAGTAACCCTCTGGGGCTTTATATGCTTCGGACTTGGGATGCTGCTCGGCGCATACGTAACCAGAGAACATCGAGCGATGAGGAGTTACTGGGATGGCCCTTGGCAGCAATCGGGACAAGCAACCGACTCGGGTGGCGGAGATCCTGCTGAACGCGCAGGCTCTGGACGACCGGCGCCAGGTACAGATCAACCGGCAGATCCGGATCATCAACCGGCTCGTGGAGGAGAACACGGCCCTGCGGAACGGACTTGAGTCGATTCGCAACGACGAAGACCAGGAGATGACCGCCGTCGAAGCTGCGGTCGCCACCCTGGCTGGGGCAAACAACATCACCGAACGCTGGCACCGCGAAGACGCGGAGTGGGAAAAGGAGCAGGAGAAGAAATGACCGAACCGAGCATCACCGGAATGGCAGCACAAGACGGCGGGACCGAACTGCTGAAGTACATGGGAACGGACGCGCAGCGTTGGGCTCAGGCGTTCATGAAGGTCGTGGCCGATCGGCCCGCGCCGGAGATCGATGAGGGCTTCATGATCGGCTGGTTCGCGAATGCGATCGAGACCGGCCGGTCCGCAGCCATGAGTAGTTCGGAGTACGTCACCAGCATCAACGAGTTCGCCCTCAAGGCCAACGAGACCGCCCACAAGAAGGGCTGGTGGAGCAACGCCAGGCAGTTCGACGGCGTACTGATGCTCATCGTCTCGGAAGCCAGTGAAGCCCTGGAGGAGTGGAGAAACAACCACAAGGAGGACGAAGGCTACTGGAGCCTGCCGAAGTACCGGCCAGCGATCGAAGCCCTCCCTGAGGGACTGCGTGAGACCGCAGCCACGATCGAAGAGATGCCTGATGATGGAATCGACATCGTGGATGAGAACTTCAATCAGGACGAGATCCAGGCTCTCGCCATGGAGGGCTTCCTGAAGCCTGAGGGTATCCCGTCCGAGCTGGCTGACATCGTGATCCGCGTCATGGATTGCGCGGTGGAGTACGGCATCGACCTCGAAGACGAGATCACCCTCAAGATGGCCTACAACGCCACCCGGCCGCACAAGCACGGAGGCAAGCGCTCGTGAGCCGATGGTGCACCAGAAACCACAGGATACATGGGCTGTTGCACTACACCAGCATCCGGACTCGCTTGATCCTGGAAGCGAGTCACCTATCAACGTACGCTTGCAGGTTGAGGAACCGATGACACTTCGTATCTACATCGCCGGGCCGATCATGGCGCCAGGCGCGGACGGCTTCCTGCCGACAAGGGCGGAAATCGAAGGCCGCAAGAAGAAGTTTTATGAGGTATACAACAGGATTCGGGAGAGCGTCGGCAACGACAACGTCGTGGTCAACCCGCTCGACATCCCGGCCTGCGGCGGTGTGCCAACGAACCCGTATCTCCACGCGGGATTGCCACAGTGTCCGTCAACCGAGATGGGCGGCGTCGAACACTCGTGGCAGTGTTTCCTCAGGTACGACCTGGAGAAGATGGTCATGTGCGATGAGCTCGTCATGCTCCCGGGCTGGGAAGGGTCGCCGGGAGCCTCAGTCGAACACAAGGTGGCGAAGATGCTCGGACTGGAGATCAACTTCTGGTGCGACGTCCACAACATCTCCCACCCCGAAGACGGTTTCAACCCTGCATGCGAAGGAGTGACGAATGTCAACCGTATTCATCCCTGAGTGGCTCGTGACCCGGCGCGAGACGGACGACGGGCACCTGTTCCCGGCGGCCAGCCGACTCGACAGCGACACGACGGAGCACGACGTTCTCACCAGGGATGTGGCGTTCAACCGTCACTCCATGAACGACGGGCACCACATCTCGCCGTACGACAACAACACGGTCCAGGTCGGCTCCGACAACATCGAGGCGGCGCTGGTACAGGGGATCGATGAGGCGAACTTCAAGCGCGTCCTGTCGGCCGCGACGCGGGCCACGATCGGTATCGACATCACGCCGGAATGGGAGGTGTGTGATTACAACTGGGATCTGGTGACCGAATGCAAGAAGGGCCACACGGATCACCGAGCCGACACGGTGCGCAGCCGACGCATGGGGTTGCGTGATCCGCTGGAGCCGGAGAAGGACTGGGAGGAGATGTTGAAGGGCGGTCTCCAGACGGCGCTAGAGTCGCAGACCATTGTGTTCGCGGTCACTGGGGTGTCGCGGACTTGTACGCATCAGCTCGTCCGCTCCCGGCGCGCAGCCTTCCACCAGCAGTCCCAGCGAGCTTCGTTCATGGGCGACCACCCCGAGATGCGGATGCCGGAGAGCGTGTGGCGGAAGCCGGACGTACGGCTGAAGTGGATCGAGGCGATCATGAAGTCGCACGAGGCGTATCGGGCTGCATGCGAGGCCGATGTGGCATATCAGGACGCCCGGTTCATCTTGCCGGAGGGTACGACCAACTTCATCATGCTGGAGTACCCTGTGCGCGAGTTCCTGAACGTGTACGCCTACCGCGCCTGTCACATGTTCCAGTGGGAGATCGCTGCGGTCATGCGGGAGTGCCGGGAGGCGCTGCTGAAGGCACACCCGTGGTTGGAGCCGTACGTGAAGATCACGTGTGAGAAGACCGGCGTGTGCGAGTTCCAGGGCTGGGAGAAGGTCGAAGGGCAGTGCACGCTGCCCATGGCGAAGGAAGACAACCGGCGGTTCAAGCCGGTTCATCACCGGATCGGATAGTTGAAGTTCGGCGGTGCGTCGGCTCCGGTCGGCGCACCCACCACCTTGGAGATGTTCATGCCCGAACCAAAGGAGATCGATCCGAAGCTGCTGGATCGGATCAACGTTGCTATCCACGAGTCCCTGATGCAAATGGTCAGGGTCATGGTACAAACCGGCTTCAAGCCCGCGTCTGCGATCAGCCTCGTGCGCGAGCGCCTGGACAACATCGAGTCACTCATCAAGGAGGAAGAACGTGGTACGTCTGCTGATGTTTCTCTACTGCTTGCTGGTGGCAAGCGAAAGCTCAGCGCCGAAGAAGTCAAGGCGCGTCTGGCCGTGGTCCGGCCGCCGGAAGGCGGACCCGGTGAAGGACTTCCTGGCGCTGCGGGAGAGCCGGGCGCACCAGTTGGCCCTGGAGGCAGGGTCAAGAGCGCTGGTGAAAGCGTCCACCCAGACGACATCGAAGTCTGTGAAGGGCACGGCTGACAAGCCGAAGCACAGGGCAACTGTCGAGGTGATCCCGCCCTCGCTCGTGGAGTTCGAAGCGGAGACGGCGGTCATTCTCCAGATACCGCGTGCAACTGAGGCGTCGTACCGTCTGGGCATGTTCGGCAACCGGCGGTATGACAACCCGATCGGCCGGACGCTGACCCGGGAGTTCATCCGGCGTGACCCGCAGCACACGCCCCTGATCGCCATACGCCATGTCCCGGTTGAGGACGCAGTGCGAGCCGCATGGCACGCCACCGTCACCCACGAGGGCCAAACCTCGCCAGCGTCGGCGCAGGCTCCGAAGGGACGGGCCACCCCGAAGCGCCCGAAGCGGAAGCAGAGGGACTGGTAATGGCCCTCGACAACAACCCTGGCCAGTTCGCTCCGGGGTCGGAAGGGAAGTGGGGTGACTTCGTGGACAGCGTCGGAGACATCACCCGTCACACGCCGTCACAGGTCCGCGCGGCGCAGCTCTCGGTGGTGGAGATCGGAGCGAAGCTGGACCCGGTCGAAACGTTGTTGTTTCTATCAATGCTGGGGATTGACAGGAAGGTCGATCAACATGACGACGATTGCAAGGACGGTCGATAGGGACAAGTCCCTTCCCCACCAGATCATCATCGGAACCGGACGGCATACCGGCGAGATGTCGGTGAGTTGTAACTGCCGGAAGTTCGGCAGGCAAGGCGGCGGATACTCGCCGATGGGGTTCGTGGCGTACGGAGACGGGTCGGAGCTCGAAGCCCTCAAGCTCTACAACCAGCCGGGCTGGCACAACAAGGTCGACGGGGAGCCGGACTTCCACCCCGAGCTCAACAACTACCAGAACGTCAAGAATGTGGAGGTCAATGAATGAGCCGGTACACGTCGGAGACTACGGGGTGGGCTGTGGTGACGGCTTACGATCCCGGCGGTACGACTGGCTGGAGTGTGATGTGTGTTGAACCCACAGCCCTGCTGGTGAAACGACACGCCTCCATCGAGCGGCCGAAGGTCTATGGGGCGGCCGGTAAGCCGCTCCCGGGAGTGCTGAAGCACTTTGCTTATGGAGAGATCACCGGTCCCCGTCCGGAGCAGTGCGACCAGCTTGCCGAGCTGATCGATATGTGGGCTGACTGCGCGGTGGTCGGCGAGCGGTTCGACCTCCGCAAGTTCCTGCGCGATCCGGCGCTGTTGGAGCCCGTACGGTTTAACGCTTGCATCGAATGGCATCTGTACGGGTCCGGCCGTCCGCTCCACGAACAGACACCAGAACAAGCGAAGTCACGATGGAACGACGACCGGCTGAAGCGGGCGAAGTCGCTGGGCCATCCTTGGTGGGTGGTTGGGAAGGATCACGCACGGGACGGCGTACGCCATGCGGGGTTGTTCCTGGATCGAGCTCGCCAGCAACCGGAGCTGCGCGGCAGAGCGTGGCCCCATTTGTTCAATCTCAAGGGAGAACTGAAGTGACTGAGAAGCTTGTAGACCTCCGGCCGGAAGAGGGCGACCACCCTCTCATCAAGCTACCGGCAACGGTGGTCGAATGGATGCGGGATCGGCCACAGCCTCCGTTGTACAACGCGTACATCTGCCGTCGCCGTGCCAAGCACATCATCGTCACCGTCGACATCCACGCGGGCGTGACGCCCATGTTCCTCAGTTGCCGCGACCCGCACTGTGACTCGGACATGGTGTCGGCCGGATACCCCGGCGGCGGCAAGGGACCGGTTCCGGATCACCTTCGCGACAAGCCGGTCTGGGTCTGGTACCGGATGAGCGAGCCGGAGTTCCGGAAGGAACCGGCTGAGGTACGCGGCCACGTTTTGCAAGGCGGGCTGAAGATCCGGCCCTGCCCACTGACGCTGGACCAGTTCGAAGCGGAGTGGGCTCGTCATGGCGCGTGATCGCCGGTTCGGCGGCGCGATGTGGATGGAGTATCTGGGCTCCATTCTGGAGACGGAGCCGGAGGTATGTCCGGACTCCGCGATCACGCGCTACAAGTACGACGAGTGGAACTACATCGAAGTCCACATGAGCGAACGTGGTATCGAGATCCGCTCGGTAGGGGCAGAAATGCTCATCAGTCCTATATCTGGTAACAACGTCGAAGTCTTTCTGAGGGATCGCAGATGAGCAGGCAAGTGGTAGTGGATCAGCGCTTCGAGTCCGAACCGGCCAAGGTGGTGTGGAAGTACTCGGTGCCTCTGGAGAGGGGACCGCAGCAGATTGCGATCTTGCCCGGCTCGCGTATGGTGCACTGCGAGTTCTTCGCTGTCTCGGCTGTGAGCGGAGAGTTCCAGATTTGGTACGAGGTGCCGCTCATCGTGATGGAGGAGCCGTACAAGCCGCGTGTGTTCCAGGTCTTCGGGACCGGCGACCAGAGCATTCCCAAGTCGGCCAAGCATGTGCACACGGGCATCTACTGGAACGAAGACCGTGGACGCCGGACCACGCCGCAGTACGTGTGGCACTTGTACGAGTACCCGAGCGGCGCTCACCTCGTGGAGAAAGTGACAGGGATCATCTGATGGGCCCCGAGGAGCGCTGTGCCGATACTGACATGTTGGTTGGGCAGTGCGCTTGTGCGAAGCATCGCAACTCGGTGATGGACTGCGAGGTCTACGGAGATCGCACGTCGGCCGAGAAGAGACGCATCATCACCGGCCGGTTCAAGGTCCGCTGGGGCGCTGACTGTAGCGACTGCGGAGCGCCGATCCTGATGGACGAGGCCGCAGCATACACCAATACGGGCGCGATCGTTTGCGGTCCGTGCTCAGACATCATTGAAGGAGTGGCGTAATGGGCATGCGTGGCAAGGTGACACAGGACTCCCTGAACGAGTCGGAAGCGGCGGAGTTCTGGGAGCAGTGCGTGGGCGATCGCCAGCTATCGTGGACGGTTGGGAAGTTCTCCAGCCATGACCACTGGCCGGTGAAGTTGTACGAAGCCGAGACCGGCGAGAGTGGGACGCTTGTCATCACCGATCTCCAATTTGCCCAGGTGACATTCGTGTACGCGAAGAACGGCGTTGACTGGCACACGCTCTCCCTGGAGTACCTCAACGACGACGGCGATTGGAAGCCATTCAAGATCTCGGTGGAGTTCGTCCGCTGGCAGACCCACCGGCGGAACCGCCGACTCCAAGCATGAGCCGGGATCGCTTCAGCACGTACGAGGTGGTGTGGGAAGAAAAGAACATCGAGGTCGGTACTGCGCGCTGCGACGTGGTGGCGAAGGATATCGACCAGGCACTACGTCGCTGGCGTTCGGATCATAAGAAAGTGGCACTTCGCCACATCAAGGGGATCTGGAGGGTAAGTCGTTGATCGTCTCCCATAAGTACAAGTTTGTGATCGCTGTGCCTTGCGGCATGGGCTGCGGTCCGTGGCTTAACCGCATAGCTGCGGAAGGGCCGGAGGGGTATCTCGAAGTCGTCGGGCATCCGAACGATGTAGTGGTGCCGGAAGGCTGTGAGAAGTATGCCCGGTTCTTCGTGGATACCCCACAGACTCGCTTGCCTCGGATGTACCTCGCGCAGATCGACAATGATGTGCCTTGGAAGCTGCCACCGGAGGAGCTGGAGGAAGCGGGCAGTAGTTCGCTAAAACGCATTGAGAGATGGCTGGAGTGGTACGCGGTACGTCGGCGCGGACACTTCACCCGGATGGCGGCGGAGGACCGCAAGGGGAATGGGTGGGGGATGCGATCAGGGCACGGGGAGTGGGCATACTTCGAGCACCCGACTCAGCTCGCGCAGGCGTTCGCCGGTATCGGGAATCACCCGGCCCGGGCCGATGCTCCGTGGGGCCGTATCGCGCCGAAATTCATGAAGCTGGAGGAATTCTCTCGCGGCTGGAAAGACGTGATTAAAATGGTGCACGGGGAGTCGCAAGACGCCAAAGACACCCGTTCGCTGTTGCGTTGGCACATTCCTGACATGGAGAAGTTCTATGAGATTCGCGATGACCTCGCGACGTTGTTTCTCCAAGAAGGCGCTTGGAACTATGTCACGAAGGTCCGTAAGCAGCAATCTGGGGATGTTTCTCTGTTTGATCAGTAATGTGCAGCAAACACAAATAAGCCTCGACGCGGATCTACGTACGCGTATAGGCGATCGCGCGCGCCTTTGTTTGACTTCTAGGGGACATCTCTCGCGCGAGGAAAATGCGATTCTCTCTTACGGGCGTAGGAGACATGTTGGTTTCGGGAGAGGGGAGTGGGAGGGTAGTTTCGAGGATGGTCCTAGGCGTAGGCGCTCGCGAGGGAGGGATTTGACGTGAAGTTTCTGGGGTTTCTACATAGGGGTGTGAAAGAGGTGCAAGAGCCTGAGGTTGCGGTTTGGAAGGGACCGGTGATCCAGGTTGCTTCGATGTGCCAGCATATTACTGGGGATCGACACAAGCTTGTTGTTGTGGATCTCCGGCCGCTGGTTCGGGAACTTGCGACGGGCGTTGTTGGTGAGGTAATACCGCTCGGTGGGATCCAGATGGGCACGTTTGGAATCGTGCTGAAAGGGTTTGCTGCGACGGATATCTGGGCCGTGATGCGGAATGTGCTCTGGGAGGATGAGCATTGCATGGTTTGTTGCGGGGCCATGCTGAAGTTCGTGGAACCGCTTCACAATGAGCTCCTGACTAGGTGCGGACCTACAATTGGCCGCAATGGAAGGAGTGTGACGGATGAGTACTGGACCGATTGAGTTTGCGCGATCTGTCCCCGTTGATGAATTGGGGAGTACGGAATATGGAGGTGATCCTGGTCTTGTTGCTGGGAGCCCTAACGTTGCCGGTGTTGGTCTATCCGGCCGTGGGGTTGATCACCTGGCGCATCTCACTACGGCGGAACGCCTGGGCGTGTTGCAACGGTCCAAGTCAACGGCGTACGTTGAGGTTGAGGTTGACGAGGATGGTGCGGTCACTGAGACGCACGTTGTAGTTGCTGATGGGGTCGATCCGGTCACTGGTCTTGGTGTTGCTGAGGCCGACGCGGATGACGGAGTTGCTGGGGTACCGGCGACGGACTTTGCTGGTGGACCGAACGCCGAGTAGTTAGTTGCATGGATCGGTAATTGTCTAACCCAAGCTGAAGCGAAGTGGAGCGGAAAATGCCTGCCTCTTCTGGTGAAACTCCTCGCGGTCGAGGTCGGCCAAAGGGCAGCAAACCAAGTCCGGCGCAAGCTGCTGCATTGAAGGCTGGTGCTGCAAAGAGAGCCGAAACGTTGGCCAATCGTAGGAAGGCCAAAGAACAGAAAGACCCTGACGTTAAGTCACGACACCAGATGCTCTTGGACGGTGAGCTCAAGGTGTCGGAGCTTGATGATGACGAGCTGTCGAAGTTCCGGGGTCGTGACATCGACGGCGAGTTCAAAGGCAGGATTGCGCCTTTGCCCGTCAAGCTGCATGCGTCGATTCGTCAACGCCTGTTGGGAAAGATGCAAGCAAACATCGAGGGCTTCCTTCCGCGTGCAACGGAGATCCTCAACGACATCGCGGAGTCGAGTGAGAACGACTCTGCAAGGGTCAAGGCCGTCGACCTGTTGTTGCAACGAGGCGCTGGTAAGGTGCCCGACGTGGTCCGGGTCGGCGCAGAAGACCCGTGGGATGTCATCCTTGGTGACGTGTTGCGAGATGGTGGATTGGAGTCCGAGGAGCTGAAACGCTTGACGGACGGCCTGACCGACCTCGCAGGGCGTGGCGGGCGCGACGACGGCTTCTGAACGTGGCAGGGTTGGGCCTACGGACGTGAAGGGATGCGTCCGTGGGTCCTTCCTTAGCTTATGGCTTCATAATCGCTTAGAAAGGAACCTCATGGCTCCGAGAGTTGCCCTGGGAGAGGTGGACCCGGAGCGCTTGTACGCGGCTCTGAGGAAGACCCGGCCGCTTGCATACCCGATGTGGAAGAACGGTGGGTTCAAGCCGCATCTCTCCCAAGCGGCCGTGTTGATGCATAGCGCTCGTAACAAGGTCGTATCGGGCGGACGACGGCTCGGCAAGTCGGAGATCGGGGCGGCCGAACTCGATGCTGAAGTGGTCAAGACCAAGATCGTTCTCTCCAAACTGATCGAGATGGACAAGCGTCGTGAGTTCTGGATCATTGGGCCGGAGTACACGGATGCTGAGAAGGAGTTCCGCAAGCATTGGAACCTCCTCAAGAAGCTGGGGATTCCGTTCGACAAGCCTGGTTCCTACTATGATGCGCATAGTGGTGATATGCAGCTTTCGTTGATGAAAGGCCGGTACCTGGTACTTGGAAAGTCGGCCAAACATCCGGAGCGTCTGGTTGGTGAGGGATTGAACGGGGCCATTATGGCGGAAGCGGCGAAGATGAAGGAGAGCGTGTGGTCGAAGTACATCCGGCCGACGCTCGCTGACTTCAACGGATGGTCCATCTTTGCCAGTACACCAGAAGGCAAGAACTGGTTCTACGAGCTCTGGCAGGACGGCCAGGACCCTCTGAACGATGAATGGGCATCGTGGCGCATACCCTCGTGGATGAACCCGTATGTCTATCCTGGTGGAGCTACCGAAGCGAGCATCGCGACCCTTCGCGCAGCTCTCGAAGAACGGGCCAATGGCTTCAATTTCCAGGCGTTGGTGAAGCGTCTCCGGTTGAATCCCGAGATCGCCTCGATGGTTCGTGACCTCGATGAGATCACCTTCAACCAGGAAGTCGCGGCGGACTTCTCGGAGTTCGTCGGCCGGGTGTTCAAGGACTTCGATGAGGAGGTGCATGTTGGGGACTTCAAGTACAACCCCGACTGGCCTTTGTATGCGGCGGTGGACTACGGATTCACGAACCCTTTCGTGTGGCTCCTGATCCAGATCGATCCGTTCGACAACGTGTATGTGATCAATGAGTTTTACGAAAAGGGCCTGACGATTGACGACGCAGCGCGTGAGTTGATCGCTCGTGGCTTGGCGCCGACGACCATGACCGGCTTCTATCCCGACCCCGCTTCGCCCGGCGACACCGCAGCCTTGGAGAAGCATCTCAAGATTGCAAGCTTTGGCCATACGGGTGGAGAAATCTCGACACGGCTCCGGTACATCCGCGAGGCGCTGAAGGTCCGCAACAAGCACCTGCCTTGGGGCGACCCGGAACGTAGGCCCAAGCTGATGTTCGATCGCAAGTGTGAGAACTCGATCCGGGAGTTCAATGACTACCGCTACCCGAAGGGTGAGGAGAAGCGGGACAAGAACAATCAAGAGAACCCACTCAAGAAGGACGACCACACTCCAGAAGCACTCGGGAGGTTCTACCATGGCTACTACGGAAACCCCGACCAATCCGCCGGAGTCACCACAGTCCGACGCGGGCGCTTCGCTCGGCGTTAGTTGTGCGGAGTTCCTGAAGGCATTCGAGCGGATCATCGATCTGTTCAAGAAGGAGCACAAGCAGTCCGACTACACGTTGGCCGGTGATTAGGGGCCATGAGCTACAAAGATCCGGCGAAGTTCGCTCGTGGCGCGTTCAAGTCCGATGCTGATCTGTGCACCAAGAGGTTCATCCAGATCGTTGCCAACGATCCGCATCTGGACTACAACCTCTCACGGCTACTTGCCTTGTTTGCAACGCCTATGCCTCGTACGACCGGCGGATACGCGCACCACGACGGCCTAGAATCTTGACCACCAAGCACGCACAACAGGAAGGGTCACCATGACCACACAGGCAGCCGAGATGGTGACTCCATACTCCACTGTGGCCCCGTACTTCGGCGCACCGCCCACGTGGCTGACGGAGATGGACGCCCAGCGGATCTTGAGCTACCAGGTCTATGAGCAGATCTACTGGAACGTGCCGGAGACGTTCATCCTTCAGCAGCGTGGCTCGGATGCAGACCCGATCTACGTTCCGACTGCGCGGACGATCATCGACACCACTAATCGCTACGTAGCCAAGGACTTCGGGTTCATGATCGACCCGAACGTGGGCACGCCCGCCGGGCAGGATCTCCTCCGCAACGCCCTCACGTCGCTGTTCCGGCGCGAGAGGTTCTGGTCTCAGTTCGCGAGCAACAAGCGCTTCGGTTTGATCCGGGGTGATTGGATGTTCCACATCTGGGCGAATGCGAAGAAGCCGCAAGGCCGACGTATCACCATCGAGACAATCGATCCGGCCGCCTACTTCCCGGTCTACCACCCGGACGACCCGGCGCGTCTGATCGCCGTCCACATCGCTGAGCAGTATGTGGACCCGGAGGACAACAAGGTCTACATCAAGCGCCAGACGTACTTCCGGGGGCGCAACCCGCTGGAGAACGACGGGACTGACACAACGATCTGGAATGAGGTGGCGTTGTTCGACCCGAAGGGGTGGGAGGACATCACCATCAACCCCAAGACGGTCATCAAGCCTCTCGTCCAGCTTCCGCCGCAGATCACCAGTATCCCGGTCTACCACATCCGGAACTTTGAGACCCCCGGCGACCCTTTCGGCAGTAGCGAGTTGCGCGGCTTCGAACGGATCATGGCCGCAGTCAACCAGGCGATCTCCGACGAGGAGCTGGCGCTTGCCCTTGAGGGCTTGGGGATGTATGCAACGGACGGTGGTCCGCCCCGAGACGAGCAAGGGAACATCACCGATTGGGTCATGAGCCCTGGCAACGTAGTCGAGCACGCAAAGGGGTCCACCTTCAACCGGGTAACCGGCGTGGGAACGGTGACGCCGGTACTCGATCACATCCAGTTCCTGATCAACAGCTTGAAGGAGGCATCCGGCACGCCCGACGTGGCCACAGGGAAGGTTGACGTGGCGGTTGCTGAGTCGGGTATCTCCCTGAGCCTTCAGATGGGCCCGATGATCTCGAAGGTCTCGGAGAAGGACCAAGTGGTCACGGACGTCATGCGGCAGATGTACTACGACATCTCCTATGGCTTCCTGCCTGCATACGAGGCGACGGTCACGGACGCCTATGCCGAGCCGTCGTATGGTGAGGTACTGCCGAACGACAAGGCCGCTCAGGTCGCCGAGATCCTTCTGATGCAGAGCCAGGCTCTCGTGGACGCCGACTGGGCACGTACCGAGATTGCGAAGATTCGCGGGTATGACTTCGGCAACTCCATGAGCCAGAAGGTCATCGATGACATGGCGGAGAAGGCCGCTGCCGTCGACCCGTTCGCAGCCCGGATGGCGGCGGAAAGTGAAGTACAAGACGAAACCGGAGGAGCAGCATAATGCCAGTAGGTAACGAAGACATCAAGATGATCGAGGACGGGAAGAACCTCTTCCAGTCGCAGTACTGCTCGTCATTCGTGGTCGCCGACGACACGACGGATGGGAACCGCCGGTCTCTGTTCTCGTGCCAGGCGTTCGAGAAGCATGGCGTGCATGGAAAGTTTGGCACGCCGGTCCACTTCGCTGCCAATGGTGACACGTGGTTCAGGGAGGGCGAAGGCGAATGGGCACACTGGCAGCACGAAGGTGATGTCTTGGTCGAGCTCAACATGTCCGGCGCGTGAGGCCGGGTATCACGGGGGCGCTGCGGGACATTCTGTGAGGCATGCCGGAGACTGCATGCATTGCTTCGGCGAGGACGAGTGTCTGGAGAGTAGTGATGGCAAACACCAAGAAAGCCAAGAAGCGCCGGGCGGGCAAGATCTCAGCGTTGCGCCGGAAGGGCCTGGGCCCGAAGGTCGCTCGTAAGATCGCGAACGGCAAGAAGAGCAAGTCGTAATTGCTGCAAAGCTTTGCTAGATGTGGCAATTGCGCGTAACATCAGGACGTTCGGCACTCAGCCGGACGAAGCGGAGCACAGGAAGGCAATGCAAATGAGTGGCATGGCGGTCAAACACACGAAGGACCCGGGCGACCACGCGATGAGCGCGGACTGTTGGTGCAACCCGGAGGTGATCAAGGTCGAAGCCGTCGCGGATCACCCGGCGCTCGATGAACCGCAAGGGATCCACGCCAAGGGCACGTTGGCTGAATGGTTGTACAACCGGTTCGGCACCAAGATGGAGCCGTTGGACCCAACCGAGACGGCGAAGACTTGGGACCGGCTCGAAGCCGAAGACCAGTCCTACTGGGCGCACCAGGCTTATGCCGTGCGACGTGCCGTTGAGCGCGTCGACGCGCCATACAAGCCCAAGCCCGAGCAGGATGACACGGAACTCGTGGCGTTGGCCGAAGACCAGACGATTCGTGCCCTCCACCACGTTCACGAGATCTGCGGCGGCGAGGTCAAGGGGTTCCGCCAGCTGAATCTCAAGGCCGCCGAGAGCATGGGCGAAGCGATCCGCATCGCGGTCGGCGCGGCGTCAACCTGCTGGACGAACATGATGGGCGCTGGCGTCTTCAAGAGCACCGAAGCGCTGGACATCTCGACTCAGCTCGAACATCACATCGATGCTCACATCACGAAGGGTCTTGGGGCTATCGGCCTTCGGCACAACGTCATCGGCGCGAAACTGCGCGCGCTCAAGGAGCGAGGTGAGACAACCGTCCCGATCCAGGACGTGATGGACATCCTCGTGGGCAAGAAGGACCAGGAAGCTCACAGCACCGTGCCGTACAACGTGGAGAAGGCGCGTTGCTGGTGCGGGTCTGACGTCGGCCCGCGTCTGCCCAGCGACCCCTGGGGCAACGGCTGCCTTGCCGACATCAAGCACGACTGGGCACACGAGACTCCGGAGGCCAAGCCCGCTCCCAAGACGCCGGGGTACGACGGCCCGGAAGGCACCGAGTGGGGCGGTACGGCCCGATGAACGAGGATGACCTTGAAGTCCTGGCGTTCGCCGAGAAGGATGCAAACCCCAACTCGTGGAACATGCCGATCCACTACGAGGGCAACTGCCTGATCGGCTGTAAGGGCCGGAAGCTTCTACGCACCAGGAACCTGTTCGCGGTGGGCAACTGGATCGAGTACCACCGCGAAGGCGCGGAGCACGTAGGCAACCTGCTCAAGCGCTCCGGGGGTGACCTCGACAAGCTTCCGGAGATCAAGGGCAACATCATGATGTGCGAGGGCGTTGGAGAGGTGGAGAAATGAGCGAGCCGATCGAGACGGCGACACCTTGGGGCGGCCGGTCGCAGAAGCCGCCAATTACTCAGGTGGAGGCGGAGCGGAAGGCGTTCGAGGCAGCAGCGAAGAAGGCGATGACCGAACCGGGCAACGGGAAGGTGCACCCGATGTCGGTCACGTCGGAAGGCTACGAGCCGAACCGGCCGATGGTCGTTCGGGACGACGCCAACGAGATCACCAAGAAGATCGGGAAGCGGCAGCCCGGCTACAACGACATCGTCGTTGACAAGTGGGACAAGGTGGTCGTGTACTCCGTAGTGACCTGCGCCGCGTTGATCGGCGCAGTCGTGGTGTACCTCTTCTTCAAACTGGGGTGAAATATGGCCGATCCGAAGCTAGACCGGGCACCGCTCGATGCGTATCTGCGTCGGCAAGTGACCGTAGATGTGGAAATGCGGAAGGTTCTACGGGCTGCGATCAAGTCCTTGGACTCCGAGATCAAGCGTCTGTCCGAGTCGGCCAAGATCGGCAACCAGGTTCGCGCGTCACAACTCCGTTTGACGCGGGAGCTGATGTCGGTATGGCGTGACGTCGGCTCGGTGATCGAGTCCGGCATCATGAACAGTGCAGAGGACGTGGCGAAAGTCCAGCAGGCGTTCGACAAGGACCTGATGAAGCGGCTTGGGACCAAGATGTCGCCGGACTTCGCCCGTTCTCTCGTCGCCCAGGCCGAAGAAGGACTCCAGTCCTACATCAGCCGACGTCACTTCAACATGACGCTGAGCGAGCGGGTGTACCGGAATGGCAAGAGATCCGTTGCTTCAGTTGAGTCGATCATCAACCAGGGTCTCTTGTCTGGCCGATCTGCGAGTGAGATCGCACGTATGGTCCGATCATTTATCAATCCTCGCACGCCTGGCGGGTTGTCTTATGCTGCTATGCGACTCGCAAGGACCGAGCTCAACAACGCCTTCCACGAAACCTCAATAAGGATGGCAAAAGATGATCCATTCGTGAGCCGGATGAAGTGGAATCTGTCCGGCTCACACCCGAAGCCTGATATCTGTAACCAGTTGGCTGGTAAAGTCAACAAGTCCGGCTGGGAACCTGGTGAATACTCCGTTGATCAGGTCCCGCGCAAGCCGCACCCGCAGTGTCTGTGTTTCACGACCACAGTTCCCATCAGCGAAGAGGCTTTCCTGCGCAACATGAACGCCGGGAAGTATGACAATATGGCTGAAGTAGCGGCCTGAGCGGAGCAACCATGGCGAAGAGCAAGGCAAAAGGGGCCAATAGCCCCAAACGTCCGACCTCCGTCAAGATCTTCTTCCTGACTTACCGCATCAACTACTACACGGAGCCGGAATGGCTGGCGTCGCCGTTGGACAACGACCTCGCCGGGCAATGCGATAGCAACGCTTCGTGTATGCACATACGTATCTCGCCGAGCATCCACGAGCAGATGTTGCGCGAAGTGGTGCTTCACGAGATCCTGCATGCGATCTGGTGGCATATGGGTCTGCGCGACAACCCGATCCAGGCCGATGATGTTGAGGCCCACGAGGAGGAGCATGTCCTGCGCACGTCGCACGGCCTGATGCCAGTAATGCAAGAGAATCCCAAGCTCATGGCCTGGCTCATGTCGCCCGGGTAGGCTCATCTCGCGGCCTCCCCGAGCCGTTGTTTGCACAAGTAGCCCTACTGCCTAACGGTAGTGGGGCTATTTGCATTTCCCCATGTTCTACAGGCATCTCTGGGTGCTCCGGTATGCTTTGGTACCAAACGGAGCGGAAGGAGACAACCTCATGACACAGAGCGGTCAGGAGGGTGGCTCGGCTGACAGCGCGCAGCAGGGCCAGCAGAACAACAGCACCGGCACTGACAGCGCGCAGGGCACGGGCAACGGTACGGGCGGTTCGTCGGCTGACAGTGCGCAGCAGAACGACAGCAGCTCCGCCGAGAAGGACAATGCCGTCAGTCGTGCAGAGTTCGAGCGGTTGAAGAACCAGCTCAGCGCGGCGGACCAGAAGCGATCGCAGGCTGAGGCTGAGCTGCAGGAGCTGAAGGACAAGGACCTGTCCGAGAAGGACAAGGCCGTCAAGGATCTCAAGGCCGTTACTGATGAGCGGGATTCCCTACTCAGCACGGTCAACGAGCTCCGGCTGGCCAACGCCTTCCTGAGCGCCAACAAGGTGACTTGGAACGACGGGGACGTTGCCCTTTCGATCGCCCAGGCCAAGGGGTATCTGGCCGACGCGGTGAACGACAAGGGTGAGGTCAACGCCAAGGAACTGGAGAAGGCGCTCGACAAACTCGCCGCCGACCACAAGTACCTGGTGAAGGTTACCGGGGACGAGGACGACGAGGAGGAGGAGACTCCTGCATCGGGTGCTCCGGCCAGTGGAGCCGGTCGCAAGAAGCAGGATGACCAGGTTCGTGCCGATCGGATCAAGTCGCAGCTGCCCGCCCTCGGACGACGGTAGCCCGAAACCCCACTATCCAAGGAGATTGCAACATGGCTCGGATCGACAAGACCGAACCTCATGTGGGGAGCTTTCGCGCTCCACTGGGGTTCCAGCCTGTCGCAGCCGACGTGGGCAAGATCTACGCCGTTGACATCAACGGTTCCGGCGCGGCTGTCAAGTCCGTGGACGGCACCGACTGTCGTGGTGTGATCTGTCTCTCGTCGCTCATCCCGCAGGGCAAGCCCGTGGACGTCATGACGTCCGGCGAGATCGTGGACATCCTGGATGCTTCGTCCGGTGTCACCGGCTTCGCTGCGGGTGCCCTCGTCAAGGCCGGTGCTGCTGGTATCGTCAGCAACGCCGCTGCCGGCAAGGCCATCGGCTGGTTCGTCCAGCCGTGGCGTCTGATCGTCCGACTGCAGGCGGTGGCTGAGTAATGGCTAGAGGATTCCACGCCGCAGGCGACATCCTGGTCACCCAGACGCAGGACGGCACCAACCTCAACCAGCTCTGGGACGACTACCAGGCCGCGCTGGCCATGTGGAACGCGCAGCGGGACACGCTCGTGTCGTTCCTCACCTACCGGACCACCGACCTCACCGAGCAGATGTACGACTCGGGCGAGATCGGCGACTTCGAGCCCGCCACCGAGTACGGCGTGCCGGTCGGCATCCGGCCGGGCGTCAAGCCGATGACCATCGGTTACGACTTCGGCTGGTACGACCTCGCCGGGCGGTTCACCTGGAAGTTCCTGGCGAAGGCCACGAGCACTCAGGTGAACGCGTTCACCAACATGGCGCTCGAAGCCGACAACCGGCTGATGTTCACCGAGGTCATGCGGACCCTGTTCCGCAGCGACCGCCGGACGGCGGAGGAAGGCCACCTGGTGTACCCGTTCTACGCGGGCCAGGTCGGCGACAAGCCGCCGAACAACGGCACCACGGTGTTCGCGGATTCCCACAACCACTACGTCACGACCGGGGCAGCGACCTTCCCGGCCGCCGGAGCGGGTACCGCGATCGCCACCGCCGACATCACCGACCTCCAGGCCCTCGTGGACCTGGTCGGGGAGCACGGCTACAACGTGCAGAACGGCTATCGCGTTGTCCTGATGGTCAACAAGGCCCAGGGCGACGTGATCCGCACGATCCGCAGCCAGGTCAACGGCGGGCCGGTCGGCTCCCTGTACGACTTCGTTCCGGCTACGGGCACCAGCCCGTTCCTGCTGCCGACGAACATGCAGGTCGTCTCCGGTCAGCAGCCGCCCAACCAGCTCAACGGCCTTTCGGTCATCGGCTCGTGGGGCGATGTCCTGATCATCCAGGACACCTACATCCCGGCCGGGTACATGGTCTGCTTCGCCACGGGTGGCGCGGAGACCCTGAACAACCCGATCGGTATCCGTGAGGACCAGATCGCTGGCCTGCGTGGGCTCAAGCTGGTCAAGGGCCGTGAGCCTGACTACCCGCTGATCGAGTCGTACTACACGCGCGGCTTCGGCACCGGTGTCCGCAAGCGTGGCGCGGGTGCGATCATGCAGGTGACCGCTTCGCCGACCTACACGGCTCCGGCCGTCTACGCGTAAGGGAGGTTGCATCATGCGTGAGATGGACATGAACAACCTCACTGACGAGGACAAGGCGTGGCTGCGGTCCTGGAACCGGGAGATTCCCGGCGAGGACGGCGCGGGCGTGCAGCAGGTCTTGGTTCCGGGTAACCCGCCCGGTGGCGAGACCAACCCGGCTGCAAACGCCGCCATGTTCGAGCCGGGAGCCGGTCCGGACCCGTTCGACGGCCAGGAGCCGCCGGACGACTACAACGACTGGACTGGTGACCAGCTCTCTTGGGAGCTGGGGAACCGTGGCCTGCCGAAGTCCGGCAAGAAGGCCGATCTGGTCGCACGTCTGATCGAGGACGACGAGAACGGTGACGAGCCCAACGGGTAACCGTTGCACCTCGTCATGAGGACGATTGCCCGGGTCACTTCCGCTCCGCTAGTGGCCCGGGCAGTCGCCTTGTACGGCACTGGCGAGGAGTGGCCCAGGGGCCATGAAGGGACGCGGAGACAACTCCGAGTCCAGCCCTAGTCTTCAAGTCGCCGTAGTGGCCACGAGAGCCATGGAGGGAAGATGGCCGAGTACACCCCCGAAGAGCGGATGCAACTGCGTCGCATGATCGGCGATGCGACTGAGCCGTATACGTTCTCTGATGAAGAGATTGACGAGTTCCTCACGGCTACGGACGGCGATCTGCGCGCCGCAGCCGCCACCTACTGGTACGGCCGGTCGACTGAGTTCAGCCAGATGGTTGACATCACCGAAGCCGGGTCCAGCCGGAAGAACTCCGACCTGTTCAAGAACGCGCTTGCACTCGCCAAGCAGTTCGATGACGCCGACGACCTACCCACCGAGGTGGTCACGCCCTCGACCACGCGCCGGATCGTGAGGCGGTAGCTATGGTGCTGTCTGAGAATGAGGTGATGCGGAAGCAGACCGCCGAATTCATCGCTGTGTATCCGCTGGTGATTATCCTGGTGCGCCCCGGCGCTGAGGACGACGGCGCAGGCGGGACGCGGCCAGACCCCGAAGCCCTGGAACCGCAGATCTTCCGGCAGATCACTCAGCCGACCTCGCCGCAGGTCTTCACCCGCACGATCGATGGCGAGGAAGTCAAGCCCGATTTCGTGTTGTTAGGTGAGTGGAACGTCGATGTTCAGATCGGCGACTACTACTTCAAAGACGGCGCCAAGCACGAAGTGGCGTACGTCAAGGAAGACCGCCGGTACGAGACCTGGGCGGAGGTGGTGTACCGTGGCTAAGGATGGGATCGAGTGGAAGGGTGACCTATCCGGGAATCTTCAGACGCTCGGTGCTCGTACGAAGAACCGGATGGTTGCGACGGCCCACTACGTCGCCCCGCAGATCCAGAGCGATATGCGATCCAACGCGCCGTGGCAAGACCAGACGAGTAACGCACGCAACGGTCTCTTTGCCAAGGTGGTCGTGGCGACCAACGCCGTGTCGATCGTGTTGTATCACTCGGTGCCGTACGGGATCTGGCTGGAGCTGCGGTGGTCGGGCAAGTACGCGATCATCACACCCTCGCTTGCAAAATGGGGTCCGAAGTACTTCGAGCTTCTGGCCAAGGCCGTGTTTGATCAGAAGGGACGGCCATGAGTATCCGCAAGCGTCTTTACCAGGCTGTTGTCACGGTGACCGGATACCCCGGCTCCCGGGTCTTGTCGTCCGGCGCTGGTGGGCAGGCCGCTCCCGGCAAGTCCCCAGTGCGGCCCTTCATCATGATCCGGTTCCAGCCGGACGGCCCGGGTCTCCTGCCCCGGCTCCCCGTGTCGCAGCTGCGGTGGAACGCGTGGGTTCACGATGAGCCGGGGACCATGGAGAGAATCGACGCGGCTGTGGCAGCGTTGAAGGAAGGCATCCCCGGCGAGCTTGTCGGAGCTGGAGAAGGAGTCAGGGTCATCGAGACTGTCTGGGAAGGCACGTTTGCAGATGGCTATGACGACCACTACGGCACGAACGTGACATACGTGGACTTCCTCACCACCTACAAGTCCATTCCGTAGGATTACGCGCAAAGGAAGGAGCACTACAAATGGCAAAAGTCAAGGTGCGGTACAAGGGCGCGAGTGACGTTCGCATCCTCCCGGCCGACCAGCTCAAGGAGCGCGGCGTCAAGGGCGTCACCGAGGACCTGGTCTTCTCGCCGGGGAACCTGTGGGCACAGGAGGTGGAGATGTCCGACGAACTGGAGGCCATCCTCCGTGCCGATGGCGCCTTCGTGATCCAGCCCGTCGCCGACGACGGCGGCACCACGGTCACCGATTCGGCTGACCCGCTGGAAACCTCAGTTGACGCGGTCGATGACACCGGCAACAAGGTTGTCATGGACGAGACCGGCCAGACGGAGGAGAACAAGCACCCGCTGGAAGCCGAAGCCGAAGCGGTCGGTGAGGCTGAGAAGATGGAGGACGAGAAGGCACCTCTCTCATCCGAGACCGGTTCGACCGCCGGGCCCGACACCAACGTCGCGACCGGCAGCCGGAAGAGGTAAGCCATGGAATTGCGCTGCGGAAGCAAGATGCACGGAAGGCTCATAGAAGGTGGGCTTTTCGAGGTGTCTTGTGGCAGCGCATTCTGCGGTAAGAAACCCGGCGTGGTAGTACTCCACCGATTCAATGTCCAGACTGGTGAGCTGGTGGAAACCCTGAAGTACAAGGACACGCCGACCGTCAGCAAGAGAAACAGGAGGGTGGCCTAATGGCCGAAGAAGCACTGCCGTATGGTCTGCGCGAGGTCGGATTGACCCCGTACACGACCCCCGCAGCGACCACACTCGGAGCGCCGGTGAAGTACCCCGTGGCGCGCACCCTCAGCTTCGAGGAGGCTGAGGACTTCGAGGAGCTTCGTGGCGACGACAAGGTCGTTGCCATCCGGGGCAAGGGTGCGTCGGTGAACTGGGAGATGGAGAACGGTGGCATTTCCCTGCCGGTGTACAAGAACATGGCCGGTGGAACGCTCATCACCACTGGTGTCACTCCGAGTACTGTCAGCACCTACAAGAAGAAGGTGACCGACGTTCGCCCGTACTGGAAGGGCGAAGGCCGGAGCATCAACGATGACGGCGGAGACTTCCACGGCATCCTGTACAAGGCGCGCGCTTCCGACTCGCTCTCCGGCGAGATGGCCGACGGCGCGTTCTGGCTCACTTCGGCCAGCGGGTCTGCGCTCCCGGCAACGCTCACTGGCGAGGTCGACACCTTGTACGACTTCATCCTCAACGAGACCGCGACCCCCATCGACTTCACTCCGTAGTCGATTCACCCATCGGAGCCCCAGGAGGCCAGCATGGTTACCTCTGCAAAGAACTGGAAGAACAAGCAAGTTGTCGGCGACATCGAGCTCACGCTCCCGTCCGGCAACACCTGCCTCGTGCGGCGTCTCAAGCCCGAGGCATTTCTCAAGACTGGGTTGATCCCGGATTCCCTGTCCGGTATGGTGAATACCGCCATCAAGAGCAAGAAGGGTCTCCCGCCGGACGCTCTGAAGCAGATCGTGGCCGACCCGAAGAAAATCCGGCAGGCCATGCAGATGACGGACGAGGTCGCCTGCTACATGGTTCGCGAGCCGAAGCTGGTCATGCCGCCGAAGTGTAAGCACGAGATGGCGGGAAGCCGGGTCTGCGGCGAGTACTTCGACACCGACGACAAGCGCCACGAGGACGACCAGCACCCCGACTGGCACGCGTTCATCGAGGGCGACCGCGACGAAGACGTGTTGTACGCCGACCAGGTGTCCGAGGAGGACAAGCAGTTCATCTTCCAGTTCGGGACCGGAGGAACCGCTGATGTAGAGCGGTTTCGTAAAGAATTCGGCGGCCATGTGGCAGGTATTTCAAACGGCCAAAACGTACGGGGTAAGGGCAAGCGAACTACTGGCAATAAGTGATCCTTGGACTGCGTTCTGCGTGGACAACGCCGTGGCTCACTTCGGTTCGTCGCTGGAAGCGGAGCTGGACTCCGTAGAGGGCAAGACATCCGCAGAGGTCAACAAGAAAAGGGCGAGAATCATGGAGAAGTGGCTGGACATCCCGCGCCGCTTCAAGTCGCCCATGGCGAGCCGTATGAAGTCTGACGTAGTGCACGACATCACTGTCCAAGGAGGCATTGACTGATGTCCTATAACCTGGGTACGGCCGAAGGCGTCATTACCACTTCCTACAACGGGAAGGGAGTGTCTGAGGCCAACAAGGATGTTGACAAGCTCACCAAGGGTCACAAGGACGCTGCGGAGGCAGTCAACAAGGTAGGCCGTGCTTCAGGTATCGCTGGTGTCGCAGTCGCTGCGGGCATCGGTGTAGCAGTCAACGCTGCTGCGAACTTCGAGCAGCGCATGTCGGCTGTAAAGGCCGTGTCCGGCGCGAGCGCAGCCGAGATGGATCAGCTGAGCAAGAAGGCTCTTCAGCTCGGCAAGGACACTTCCTTCAGTGCGACCGACGCGGCATCAGCGATCGAGGAATTGGTTAAGGCTGGTGTATCCGTACCCGATGTGATGAACGGTGCTGCTGACGCCACCGTCGCGCTTGCCGCAGCTGGTGAGGTCTCCCTCCCCGAAGCAGCTGCGATCGCATCGAACGCGATGAACCAGTTCCAGCTCTCGGCACAGGACATGCCGAAGGTCGCCGACCTCATCGCTGGTGCCGCTAACGCTTCTGCTATTGACGTTAAGGAGTTCGGCTACTCCCTGTCGCAGGCCGGAGCCGTTGCCAACCTCGTGGGCGCGAGCTTCGATGACACCGCGACGGCGATTGCCCTTATGGGCAACGCGGGCATCAAGGGTTCGGATGCCGGTACGTCGCTGAAGACGATGCTGTCCAATCTTCAGCCCCAGACCAAGAAGCAGACCTCCCTTATGGAGAAGCTGGGAATTGTCACGAAGGAGCAGGGCAACCGCTTCTTCGACGCCCAGGGCAACCTCAAGTCGTTCGCCGAGATCGCCGAAATCCTCCAGACTTCCTTGAAGGGCGCAACAAAGGCCCAGCAGCAGCAGGCGCTAGAGACCATCTTCGGTTCGGATGCGATCCGTGCTGCGGCGATCTTCACCCAGGCCGGAGCCAAGGGCTTCGACAAGATGTCCGCCTCCATGAACAAGGTGAAGGCCGCCGACGTAGCGAAGACCCGGCTGGACAACTTCAAGGGCTCCCTGGAGCAGATGAAGGGGTCGCTGGAGACGACCGGTATCGTCATCGGCCAGCTGTTTCTGCCCTATCTGCGATCGCTCGTGGATGGGATCGCCAAGGTAGTCAATGCATTTCTGAGTCTTTCGCCCGGAGTCCAAAAGGGCATCGTCATCTTCGTCGCCATCGTCGGCGCGATCCTGCTGTTCGTCGCAGCTACGGTGAAGATCGTTAGAGCCGTGCAAACAGTCATCGAAGTCGCGAAGGTTCTTCGTCTAGTGATGGCCTCCACTTGGGTCGCGACTTTGGGGCCAATAGCCCTTGTTATTGCTGCCATCGCGCTACTGGTACTAGGCATTAGGTATGCGTGGAAGCATTCGGAGACCTTCCGCACTGTCGTGCTCGCAGTATGGGGCGCGATCAAGACGGCGGTATCTGCCACTCTTGCCTGGTTTACTGGGACTTTGTGGCCCGGCATCCAGGCTGTCTGGAACGGGATTGTGTCCGGCCTTCAGGCGGTCGGTAACTTCTTCGTGACAATCTGGAACGCGATCAAGACCGGAGTGTCAGCCGCGATCGGATTCGTGTCGAGCGTCATCACGACCGGGATGAACGTCATCAACGCGATCATCAGCGCCGTACTCGGTGTGGTGATGGGAGTCTGGAACGCGTTCTGGGGAGTGTTCGGCGGCGTGATCAAGGCCGCCTGGAACCTCATTGTACAGGTGGTGAAACTGGGCATCGCGATGGTTCAGTTCACGATCGCCTCGGTGTTGAAGGTAATCGAGATCGTGGTGAGGACAGTTTGGGGAGCGATCTCGAAGTTCCTCACTACGATCTGGAACGCGATCAAGAGCGTGGCGTCGGCGGTCTGGAACGCGATCAAGGCTTACTTCGTTGGTGTATTCAACACCATCAAGAGCATCACCCTGACCGTGTGGAACGCTGTCAGGAATGCGGTCATCGCTGCGATCAACGCCGTCAAGGGTCCGGTCATGGCGGCGGTCAACGCCGTGAAGTCGGCGGTCTCGACGGCTTGGAACGCTGTGAAGTCCGTCAGCGTCTCGATCTGGAACGGCTTGGTAAGTGTGGTGTCCGGGCCGATCAACCGAGTCCTGTCGGTTGTCAGTAGCGTTGTGGGGAAGATCCGGGGTGTGTTCGCCGGAGCCGGTAAGTGGTTGTACAACGCCGGACGAGACATCATCCAGGGACTCCTCAACGGTATCGAATCCCTCATCAATGCGGTCACCGGCAAGCTCAAGTGGCTGACGGATCACATCCCGAAGGTCAAGGGTCCGGAGGCCAAGGACAAGCGCCTCTTGCGCCCGTCCGGCCGATGGATCATGGAGGGCTTCGTGGACGAGTTGGACAAGGGCGTCAACAACGCTCTTGCCTTGCTGTCGAACGCGACAGGGATGCTTCCCGACACGATTACTGCGCGATCGGTGACGGACGTGATGCCCGCGACCGGCCTAGCCCGCGCCGCAGCTGTCGTGTCGACCGGCGGGCTCGCGACCCCGGCCGGACGAGTTACCAACCTCAACCTTGAGGTATACAACCCGGTCGGCGTGCCTACGTCCGAGGAACTCAGCACGCAGGCCACCCGCATGGCGACGTTGGGAGTTCTGTAATGGTGAACACGAGTCGTTGGCCGGTGACCGTCGATGGCACACGGCTCGATACGCTGGCCTACAACATCCGCACTCGGCAAGGCCGCGACCTCGAAGCGCCGCTGTCCGGCGAGGACATCGACACGGGCATGCGAGACGGCAACATCTGGGTCCCGCACAAGCGTCGTGGTCCAGGCCGACTGGTGTTGGATATGTGGGCGAACGGGACCGATATTGATGGTGTGATCCCGGTCGACGGCGACGACTACTACAAGTACATCAAGAACTTGGATCTCCTCAAGAGGATGTTTGGAGTAACGCACCGTCTCCTTGACGTCCGGCTACAGATGGACGCTGCGGGAACGGATATCCGCCAGGCGCTCTCGTACAAGTCGGCGCTTGTCACGCCCGAGATGAAGTCCGGCTATCCGTACACCGCCGACCTCACCATCGAGCTCACGATCCCTGGTGCCTTCCTCCAATCGGTAGCCGATGCCAACTACACGTCCGGTATCGGGCTCACCGCCGGAGACAAGTCTCTCACGGCGGCGTTCGGCGCAGCTACCGCGCCGATGCGCGATCTGTGGGTAATCGTTGACGGGCCAGGGACGAACGTCCGGCTGACCGACCGGAATGCCCACTACATCCAGTACAACGGCATCATCGCCAACCTTGGCCGGTGGATCGTGAATACCACCGAGCAGACCTCGAAGATTGGTGTTGAGGCTGATGTGTTCACGATGAACGGGACCGATGTGTATGCACAGACGGAGTATGCAGGAGGCCACTCCCCCAATATGTTCGGCATCACGGCCGATCCACTAGGGCCGCAAGTCACCGTCAGTGGAACGGGCTTCGGCGCGAACAGTCGTCTCCGTATCCGTGGCAAGATCAAGTTCCTGTAAGGAGGCGACATGGCAACAGCATATCCGGCCGCGATTGATAACTTCAATCTACCAACCGCCGCGAACAACCTGAGCGACGCTCCGGTTATCCACCACTCGCAGCATAGTGATGTGAATGCTGCGGTTCGGGCTATCGAGTTGGAGTTGGGGACTCTCCCCAAGGGCGCGTCGGCCGACGTCAAAACCCGGCTCAATGCCATCGAGGCATCGATCAGTGGTCTCCAGGCGAGCTCTGCCAAGGGTGCGCCGAACGGCTATGCTGGTCTCGATGCGGGATCGATGCTGGCCCAGAACGTGGATGCTGGGAAGATCACCTCCGGCTCCATCGCCGTGGCCAGGATTCCCAACCTGAGTGGTGCGAAGATCCTCGGCACGGGATCGGGTGGCGCGACCATCCCTCTGGACGCCGTGCCCAACCTCGCGGCTGCGCAGACAACCTCCGGCGTCTTTGCCGTCGCTCGTATCCCGGACTTCGACGCGGCGAAGATCATCAGCGGCACGATTGCGGCCGCGCGACTCCCCAGCACCGTGACGGCGAATGCAAATGCAACAGTAGTTGCCGACGTAGCGGGCATGCTCGCGATCCCGCTCATCAACCGTGTTGATGGCATGATGGTTCTGGTGAAGAGCCCATGGACCCTCTACACGTACCGCGCCGACAACAACACCTTCATCCAGTCCGGCGGACCGGGTGCCGTCTCCGAGCCCGTGATGTACGCGGAGGATGCGGCCGACTACCTGAACGTTGGCGTCACCGTCCTCACCTCCGGCGTCAACTGCGGCTTCGCCTTCAAGGGTCCGCAGTCCGGCCGGATCATGGTCGCCCCGACGATGCACGCTAGCAACGACACTGCTGGTCTCTTCTGCTACCTGAGTTACGAGGTCCGCTCCGGAGCCGTCGTTGGCAGTGGTGGGCTAATTCACACCGCCACAACAGAAGAGGCATACGCGATCGGCGGCGGTGCGGCTACCCGTGGACGTGGTAGCGCTCTCCAGCTCATGGCCGAAGCGCTCGGGCCGGGCGCTGACTACAACATCCGTACGATGCACACTGCTGCTGGTGCCGCCGGTACGTTCGACATCTTCTTCCGCGCCATCACAGTGATTCCGGTGCACTGATGACGACGACATACGATGCCAACATCCCGTACGACTCCGTCATCGGGTACGACGGCAACCCGCCGACTGTCACGAGCGCGCAGCTTCCGACCTGGCAGCTAGAGGTCTTCAACCCGTTCACCAGTGTGGTGTCCCCGCTTCCCGAAGCCGTCATCGACACGATGGACTTCGCGGAGAGCCAAGCTGCGGCGATCAGCTTCACCATCGCTAATAGCAGCAAGGGTGCCAATCTCCTTGGTGATCTGATGATTGTTCGGCTGAAGGAGAACAGCAAGTATGTCCGCGACGGCGCTTGGCTGTTGCGTGGACAGAACTGGAACGCTGGCAAGCGCGCCCAGATCAAGACCTGGACCGGCCGGAGCCTTCTCTGGGATCGCCTCAACTACACTGTGATCCAGCCGACTCCGCGCAAGCTCTTCACCGGCCGGACGCCGGGGTACATCCTCAACGACTTGTTCACGGAAGCCCAGACGCGCGACGTTGGGTTCTGGGATAACTTCACGTGGACCTTCACCGCAACCCTGGACAGCAACGGCCACGCATGGCCGACCCCGCTGGGCTCGATGGAGTATCTGCCCACCGCGAACTACGCCGATATCGTCAGCAACTTGGTCGACAAGGGAGTTGTGCAAGTATCCCTGGTAGGCAACGAGATCCGGGCCGTTGTCCCTGACACGGACGGCGCGCAGACGCCGGTGTTGCTGGTAGTTGGGAAGGATGTCACCGACGCACCACAGCAGTCGTCCGCAGACAATCTCGCGAGTGACGTGGTGATCGTCGGCGACGAAGGCGTCACGGTGGTACGTGCAAATACTGAGACCCGTGCAAGGTACTGGCGCGAGGAAGTTGGCATCAGCCAGGGCGGCACCAAGGACATCGGCACTCTCTCCGTGTTCGGGGATGTGGCTCTGAGTGGCGGGTCTGAACCGAGGATCCAGAGGACATACGAGCTCGTAGTCACCCAGGAGCGGCCATTCCTGCCAGTCCGGGACTATGTCGTAGGGGATTGGGTCCGCGCCCAACACGCCGACGACACCCCGGCCCAGGCGTACCGCGTCAAGCAGATCACCTTGAAGCAAGCCGGGGGTAAGTGGACCGGTAGCCTGGTGCTGAATGACAAGTTCACCGAGAATGAGCTACGGCTGGTGAAGAAGGTCCAAGGGATCATCGGCGGTGCCGTGATCACCGGTTCGGCGCAGACCTCTACGCCGGACGCCGACAAGGACCTGTCGATTCCGAACGCGCCCACCACCCCCGTGGTCAACATGACCTCGTACGTGGATGATACGGGCCATACCAAGGTCGCGGCCACGGTCGAGTTCTCGCCGCCCGTCACCAACACCGACGGCTCCCCGTTCACCGACCCCGGCGACTACCGGATGGGTTGGCGCTACAGCACCGAATCCACTAGTGCATGGCGATACCTGCGCAACGACTCGCCGTTGTGGTACTTGTCGCCGTTGGATCCCGGTCGATCCGTCGTGGTGCTTGCACAGGCTATCGACTCATCCGGCCACATCTCGGCATATAGCCCAGGCTACAGTTTTGACACGGTCGTGGACACGACTCCGCCGCCGGTACCTTCCACGCCTCTGCTGACGAGCTTGTTGCGAACGTTGGTCGTCCAATACAACGGCCTGACCGCCGCCGGTGCGCAGCCACCCGCCGATCAGAATCGGATTGAGGTATTCACCAGTCTCGTCAATGATTTCAACGTGGAGCTGGAGGGGACACTTCGCGGCTACCTGAACTCTGCGGGCCAACTGAGCCTACCGATGTACACCGTGCCAATCGGGCAGACGGTATATGTCAAGTTCGTCGCCGTCGACAACAACGGCAACCGGTCCGCGCCCAGCATCCAGAATTCCAATGTGCTGCAAGGGGTTACCGGCTCGGACATCGTCGCCGGATCGATCGTTGCGAACAACCTCGCGGTTGGCTCCGTGACTGCGCAGGCGATCCTGGCCGGTGCGATCACGGCCGACAAGATCTCCCTGGGCCAAACGATGAACCTCGTCCAGGACCCCAGCTTTGATAACCCCGACTGGTGCGCGCGTCGGTTGACGACGGCGTGGACAGAGAAGCCCAGCCGCTGGGGATTCAAGAAGTCCGGTGACATCAACTGGTCGTTGATCAAGCGGAACGGCGGGTACCTCCAAGCGCTCTCCTCCGCAGACGGCGTCAACGGCGGCCGGATGTACTTGACCGACTGGATCTACACCCAGCTGGGAGAGTCGTACTACTTCGGCATGTATATGCGCGAGGGCGAGTTCACCCCCAACGCAGGCTCCAGTATCCGCATGGGCATCGACGTAGCCCAAGCAGACGGCGCGATCCTGACGGACGGCATCCCCTGCGCACCGCTTGGCGCGTTCTGGACGAAGTACGAATACCGTTACGTAGTGGGTAATCCGGCCTGGACCAAGGTCCGCTTCTGGATCCGGGCGGACAACCTGACCTCTGGTGACATCGCGATTGATGATGTCGAGGTGCGTGGCGGCGTCGGCCGGACGGAGTACGCCGGTAGTCGCGGAGTCATTGACCCGCTGGGGATTTTCGCCTGGGACGGTGACGAGATCCAGACGGTTGCTGTCGACTTCCGCACCGGTGACGTGACCGTCGCAGGTACCATCACTAGTGGCTTTAGTGGCAAACGTACGGTCATCAACCCTGGCACCACATTGCTGCCGGAGATGCGGTTCTACCCGCAAAGCGGAGACCTGTATGCCTATGTCAACGCTTCGGACAACGGGTCATACCCGTTCATCGGCGTCAACGCGCCGGATGTTGGCACTAGTTCCCAAGTGATGATCTTGTATGACAACTCCTTTGTTTTGGGAGAGGTCAACAAAACCCTTGGTGAAATGGTTGGCGCTGGTGTCCAAGGGCAAGGAACTGGAGCGGCAGCCTATCTGTGGCTGTTTGGTAAGGTGCCTTTGGCATCTGATGGAGATATGACTCTGTCCAGTTACCTCACAAAGAACATCGCCGCTAGCGGTGGTGCATTCGGTATCGCAGTCAGCAAGCCTCCGGCCGCTACTTCCGGACAATGGCTGCTGTTGTATTCCATCAGAAGGAACAACGGACAGAGATTCCATCATTTCGTGACGGCTACGGCTGCGGGCTCCGAAACGATTTCGTTCTATCCGGCGGTTTCTGGTGGAGTAGATAACCCCGCCTTCAATGGAACCGTACTAGACATTCGTTACATGTGGGTTAGGAGCGATGGGGATGCTTAAGATCACGGGGTTCGAAAGGCGAAAGGGATCTAGCATTATCTGGCTGGAGTTGCCAGAGGAGCTTGCAAAGGCCGACATCACCGTCTTCCAGTACATGATGCATGATGGCATTCTGGAAGCCTACATGGAGGCATATGCACTCATGCCTGGTGAAGCCTTAGAGCTCATGCTGCTGGACTGGTATGACGATGATGTTGATATTCCTCCATATAAGGAGGAAGGAATGCGGGCCGTGGTCGAAGAGATTCTGGGCAATGTGGGCATGATTGATTGGTCCGCCGTTGATCGCAATGAGATTCTGTCTCAAATCACTGTGACTGAAGACAACGCACCGGAGCTCGTAGCGCAATGGCGCGAGCGGCGTCGCCAAACCGAACAAGCGGTTGCTGCGCACCAACGGACGCAGGATGAGCGTGAGGCCGCAGCATTCGTGGATGACCTCCCGGCCGCAGTACGCGCGCAGCCGCGCGATATCGACTCCATCCAGGCCATGGACTCACTAGGATTAGCTATCCAGTTTGTCGAGTAAGACCACAGGAAGGTCATTATGAGTCAGGAATCCATTCAGGTCCCGCAACAGAAAGTACAGGAGATCTTCAAGGGAAAAGCTCAGGTCGCCATCGGCGACCTTCTTCTGGAGAACTCCCAGTTGTCGGCGGCCATGGAGACGATGTCGGTGGAACTCCAGGATCTTCGGCAGCAGGTGGCCGCGTACCGGCAGCGCGACCTGGAACAGCGCACACCCGCGCGAGTGGACAACGTAGGCAACAACACGCCCCCGGACCCCGGGCCTCCGCAGGATCCATCGACGGCCTGACAATATGGGTCGCCATGAACGGAGTAGGCGTGCGAGTCAGAGAGATGCTTGACAACGGGAGATTCTGGTCGGGGATACTATGTGCTGCCTCTTTCTCAAGAGGCACCGCATACATAGAACGTCCGCCAGCTATTCCCAATGCGGCCGGGCGGGCTATCGAGACCTACATTCCGTACCCTGTATGGGGCTGGATACTCTTGGTCACAATGACCATGATTGTCATCGGGCACCTCTTCTCGCACCTCCGTTGGTTTGGTATTGCGGGTCATACCTTATCGGTCATTGCATATGGCACCTTCGGTCTTTCGCTTGGCCTCTCCGCTATCGGTACCGGAGAGAGCTGGGCCAATACTGGCCTGTTCTTGTCCGCAGCCTTGTTGCATGTGAACTGCTCCATTTACATGGCGGACGAGATCGCAGGCCATAAGAATGGAGGTGGAGATTGATTCCCCTGGGCTTGACTAGCGAGGCCGTGATTGGTACTGGTTCCATCTTGGTGGCACTCGTGGGTGCGGTGTTCACCGGCATGGTCTCGCTGCGTCACGCCCGTAAAGACGTGGCTACTGCCAACGTCATGGAACTCCGGTCTCATCGAAATGCTTGGGAATGGTCTGTCCGAACCTTCTACAAGATCCTTCCGTTGTTGGACCCGGTCTTAGCCGCTGAGATCCGTACGGAGATGGCGAGACATCAAGAGAGAATCGACAATCCCCAGCCTGATCACAAGAAGGAGTCCGCGTCATGAGCCCGATGCGAAGCTGGGGCAGGACAACTTGGATATTTGCCTTGTTCACTCTCTCGCTCTTGGTGATCGTTGCTGTGGGCACCATTCGAATGGCGTTCTATAGTGATGACCAAAAGGAACAAAAAGAGCAAGCCCAGGCCGGGCAAATAGAACAGCAGGAAGACAAGAAGGATTTCGCCGCTGAGATTGATCGCATTTGCAAACTAAAGACGCCTGAAGCCGCGAACCTGCGGAAGCGCGGTAAATGCGAAGAGGCCAAGGAGGTCATCAAGGAGCCAACCGTTGTCCCGGAGAAGGGCGACCAAGGTGACAAAGGTGAGAAGGGCGACCCGCCTTCGGACGAACAGGTACAGCGAGCGGTCGATGCGTGGTGTAGCAACGGTCGTTGTAACGGCAAGTCGCCGACCCCGCAGCAGGTGGCCGCAGCGGTAGCGGCCTATTGCAACGCTCGTGGGCAATGTACGCCTCCGAAGCCAAAGGACGGCGCAAAGGGTGAGCCGGGTGAAAATGCCACGAGCGAACAGATTGCGGCTGCGGTCGCGAGCTTCTGTGCTGGTGACAACTGCGACGGCGACGACGGCAAAGATGGCAAGGACGGGGAGAACGGCACGAATGGCACCAACGGCCGTAGTGTCTCCGTCAGCACTACCTCGATTGAAGGCGGCACGCGCGTCACCGTGAGCTATAGCGACGACACGCCACCGATCTCCTTCGATGTGATGAACGGTGCCAAGGGTGAACCGGGGAAGGTCGGCCCGCCCGGACCCGCAGGCCCCGCATGTCCTACGGGATACCATCTTGAGTTGAGGCACATCGTGTCGACCGAAGCGCCGACCGGTGAAGAATCCCAAGTATGCATGAAGGATGTGGAGTCACCATGACGTGGACCGGACCTGTTCCGAACCCGCCCGGCAAGACTAGCTACCAGGCAAGCGTCGAACACGCGAATGGAACCAGCTTCAATATCGAGGAGAACGCGGTGGGTGCATTGCCCGCTGATGTCGCGTCATCCTTCGAGTCGCTGATGGATCTGATCGCAGCCTCGCCGGACTGGACGTTGCTATATGCCAGTCGTGATTTGACCGGCCGCGAGACGTACACCCCGTAACACAATTGCAAGGAGCGGAGCATGGAAAGTGAAGAGGAAGTGGTCGGTATCAACTCCGACTACCGCATGGAGGAACTGTCCGGCGATGAGGTCGCAGCCCTGGCCTTCGAGGCAGAGCACCGTCACCTCAAGTCGTGTCAGTCTGACGACGAGTCCAATGGTGAAAGCGACCTGAGCCTGACGGAGGAGGGCGAATGACCGCGTATGCGTTGAGCGCCTTTGGCCCCAATCCCAACGCCGGTAAGTCGCCGAACGGCGCACAAGGTCGCGGTTGGGGTCCGGGTTGGCCGGATTGCCAGTCGAACAAGATGGTGAAGGTCACGAACGGCGACCACTCCGTCAACGTCCGGCGCGAGATCGCCGAACTGGTCCTCACGCTGTTCCGGATTACGGCGCTGCGCGGATATGACATCAACCCGAAGGGCCAGCCGAACCAGACCTGGGGCTTCGCCTGCAGGGCTATAGCGAACACGCGTCGGGCATCGAACCACTCGTGGGGACTCGCGATCGACATCAACGCGCCGTCGAACCCCTACTCCATCACCTTCCACACGAACATCCCGCCGCAGGTCGTGAACGACTGGGAGGTGTGTGGCTGGTACTGGGGCGGCCGGTACACCGTCAAGAAGGACACGATGCACTTCGAGTACATCGGCAATCCGACTTCCGTTGCCGGGCACTTGGCCAAGGCGAAGAGCATCCTCAACCAACTGCTCAACGCGTTGAAGCCTCCGGCGTCGAAGAACACCGTGAGCCTCAACTCCGTCGCATATGCGGCCAATGGTGGGTATTTACACTCCGGCCAGAAGGCTGCGGAGGACGACGCTCGTACGTGCCTGGAGTGGCTACACAACGTCCGGCACTACGCATCCGATCGAGACCTGCGGGTGTGGGAAGAGCGGCTGCGTATCGCCAAGGGCACGGACCGGCCGACCGATTGGAAGGCGGCGGGCGCGCAGTACGCCGGGATCATCAAGCGGTTCCAGCGCGTCCAAGGTCTCGCGGCTGACGGAGTCGTCGGCCCGCTCACGCGGTCGAAGCTTGCGGCCGCTATGAACGCTGACAACTACCGCGTCAGCCTCTGAAGGAGGAATGCAAATGAGTAACAACGAACCGGTTCCATCCAGCAAGCCGAAGCCGGTAGTGTGGCTGGGCGGTATCGCTGCCGCTTGCACTGCCCTGGTGGGTATCCTGGCCCAGCCGGGTCTCAACGTGCCGCCGGTCGTGACCGCAGTTGTGGCCGGTATCGCGACGCTGTGCCTGGCCGTCGCTGGGTACATGACTCAGAACGTCACCGTCCCGGCGGCCAACGTCGCGGCGCGCTACATCAGCCAGACTGGTGAAGTCGTCGCCGGTCCGGCCGCGAAGCTCGTGGATGCGAGCGTGCGGGAGAACGATGCGGTACAGGTGACCTCGTTGCCGCCGACCGGCTAGCCGGTACCCTTGTAGTACTCGCGGCACCCAGCGGTTTCCTTCCTGACGCTGGGTGCCGCAGTTACGTTTACCGGAGTCCGGTATAGTTCCCGGACTTACTGCCCGCTGTGGCAAGACAGGAGGAATGATGGCAAACGTCATCGACCGCATCCGGCTGACGCTGGACCCGCAGTCGGCCGCAAACGCCTTGTACGATGTGCTTTTGCAGTGGAAGAGGGCCGACGACGAGTTGAGCGACATCCACACGCGTCGTAACCAGCGCCGCCGGGAGCTGTTCGCCCGCAGAGAAGCGTACGAGCGCGTTCTCGCAGCATTCATGGGGGTTACTCCCCAGAGCGTCCGACCGTTGCTGCGAGATCACTTCACGGAGCCGACCTCGTGACCGCCGAAGAAGACCTCAAGCTGCTGCTACAACTCGGCACCGTCGACAACATCACGACAACGGCCCTGACCGACGCCGACCACATCGCCGGAGGCATCCCGAGATGGGCGGAGATCGTGGTGGATGTCGAGCGCGAAGGGAAGCTGCTGCGGCACTACTTCACGCGCCACGACGGCGAAGCGCTCGTGATGTCGGTACTCCGAGGGATGCACCCCCAGGCCGGTCGGCCGGTCGTCGGCTTCCTCTGGGAGAGGCTGGACGACTGCATGGTTGGCATCCTGGACGGCGAGATCGAGCCGGATGAGAAGCTTCGGTTCAAGGGCGAAGCGCTGGGACTCGCGTTCGCTATCGCGACCATCCGGCGACCACACGACCCGGACGTGGACGCTGTGCGCAAAGAGGCACGAGAGCGGTACGACGCGCGCTGACGCGTCAGTTACTTGCAGTTACTGGCTACGGAGACTCACACATAAGCTGCATAACTCTCCGTAGTCGAAGGTAACGATCGTATTACGAGATCGCCCCGAGGGTGGTTTCGGCTTTGCGCTCCCTACGCGCGTAGGGTTAAGTCACTGTCACGGCCCCCGCTGTGGGGCTGCCTCGCTGAGAGAGCGGGCGCGCAACCTACGAGAGATACGGACCGGCTAGTTGAGGTTCGGTAGCTCGCAGGGGATGGATCGAGAGATGGTGTCGGTCCGTAGCCCATACTCATCGGCCGGGAATCCGGGAAACTGGAATCGGCGGAGCCTGCCCTTAGGGAGAGGCTGAGCGGAGCGGAGAGGCACTAGCCCTCGTTGAGGCTCTAATCGGCACGCTACAAGGGAGAGACCGAAGTTGGTCTAAAGGACGGGTTGTAACACGAACCCCTTACCTGCCATCCACATCTACGGAACCGACTCTCATGGAGTTCGGCGCGGCCTAGGAAGCTACGAAATGACTTGCAGCCTGGCGGTTGTATCGCCCTCGAAGTCATGGAGAACTGAATAACGTCAACGAAACAAAGCAAGTTGGACGAATCGAAGCGGAGTTGATTCGTCCGGCCCCGTCGTACAAGCAGTAGCGCCAGGGGATGACCTTGGAGATGTCGGTATCGAATCCGACCGGGGCACGCAGATACCAACCGATAGGAGCTGCAAAATGAAGATCAAGTTCATTGCCGAGTACACCGATGGCGTCTACACCTTCCTGGCGCTTGAGACCGGAGACCACCCGACTGGCTACTGTTCGGAGCAGGGTTGCATGAACACCCCGAACAGCACCCTGTATGACGTTGAGGGCGACCCGATGTTGTTCTGCGCATACCACATCCAACGTCTCGACCAGGATGACGAGATGGGATGGAAGCGCGGCCGGACGATTTACCCGGTTGATGCCGATGGAGTCGAGGAGTGCTCGACCCCGGCGCAGATCGTCGCCGAATGGATCATCAACAACCCCGAGATGTTCGTCGAGGTTGTGCCGATCCCGTTCAAGGAGATCGTTGCGGAAGACGAGAAGCGCGAGGGCATGCGCGACTGTAAGGGACGCGGGCCGGATCACCCGCAGTTCGACCCGGAGCAAGCCTACAACTTCAGCTAGGTCGAAACGGGGCCATTGGCCCCGTCGTCGCGTAGATGCGCGGCCTGACGAGACCGTACCAAACAGGAAGGCATTACCATGGCAAACACGACTGCGCGGACTCGCAAGGCCGTCGCCGCAACGAAGACCGCTACTGCGAACATCACCGCCGCACGGAAGGCCGTAGCGAAGAAGACTGCGGCAGCGCCGGTCGGCGACAAGCCGAAGAAGGAGCAGACCTTCGAGGAGCGCGACTGGACATACTTGGACGACAAGCCACCCAGCGAGCAGCACGAGATCCTGGCCAAGGAGATCAACCGCCGGACGAACCTGGTGGATGACGACGGCGAGGACACGCCGATCAGCCCGAAGCAGGTCCAGGCCGTTCTCGCGATGTTCCCGCACTTCCAGCGGTCGGCGACGAACAAGGCCCGCGCCGGTTACCACCCGCTTGCCGCAGAGATCGTGGAGAAGCGTTCGGAGCACATGACCCTGGCGCACAAGGAAGCACGGGAGATCATGGACGGACTGGCCCAGGAAGTGGCCAAGAAGGCTCCGGCCAAGAAGACCGCAACCCCGAAGGCCAACCCGGCCGGAGCGGCCAAGGCTGTGGCCAAGCGGGCCGCGAGCCCGAAGCTCAACACCGAGACCCGGCCGTCAACTCCGGCCAATCCCGCGCCGACCGCCCCGCTTCCCCACAACGGCAAGGCTCCGGCTCGCAAGGCGCGGGTCACCAAGAAGACCGCCGCGCCGGTCCCCGCGTCCCTGGCTAGCTCCAACGAAGCGTTCTGAGAGGAACTGAAATGCGATTCATCACCAAGGCGAAGTACGCACTCATGATCGTGGCCGTAACGGCCAGCATGGGT